TCACGCTTCCCTCCTTTTCAGAATCGTCAACGCTGGTGCGCGTGAGTCGGTTGCTGATACCTTGTTTGCCGCCGCAATGAGCTGATCCAATTCCGCCGCCGAGTAGTGGCTGGTGATGCTCCCGTTCTTGTGGCCGAGCAGCGCTTTCCGATCCTCCTCAGTCACGCCAGCCGCACGCAGTCTTCTCCCAAAGGTGTGCTTCAAGTCGTGAATTCGGATTCTGGCAAAGCCGTCATGTGCCGGCCGCAAGAATTTCTCCTGCCACTTCTTCGCCGCCCGGATCCGCGCCTTCTTCCAGGCCGAGTCATTCATGCGATGAACCGTCGTTTCATTCCCATCACCATCTGGCTTGCCAAACGGGAACACGTAGAGCGGATGCTTGCCGCGCTGCTTCTCGATCACAGACTTGGCAACGTCATTCATCACGACCAGACGCTCGTCTCGGTTCTTCACGCCAGACCTGGCGCTCCTTCCCCCAAACCCCGCCGGTATCAGGAACACGCTCGTTTCCAGCTCCGGTACCGCAATCTCCCAATTCCACTGAAGCTTGCAAACTTCCTGCTCTCGGCACCCGGTATTGACCTTGAACATGGCCATGGTCTGAAGGTGCGCCGGGAGTTCAGCGAACAGGATCGACTGCTCTTCCCATGACAGCGGGTAGGGCTTTCGGCTGTTCGTCTTCTCGTCCAGCAGGGAAATCATCGGCACCACGTCCAGCAGCGGCCGGCGCTCCTCGTCACGCCACTTGCGCGCGCAGAGGTTCAAAACCCTGATCACCCTCTGAAGCGCGATATTTACCGTCCTGTTCGTGACCGGCTTGCCTACCGCCGGATTCAACTTCGATTCGATGTACGGCGCGAGGGCATCGTCGTCGATGTGAGTCAGCGGCATATCGCCAATGAACGGGTCGAGCTGCTCCATGTATGTGGCCGAGATGTGGATCGAGGCCTGGTCCTTCACCTCGAGCAGGAAACGAGTCGCCGCCTCCCGCCAAGTCCTGACCCGCCGAACGCCGTACACCTTTTGCTGGCGCAACTGCTCCAGCTTGTGAATCAGGTACTGCTCTGCTTCGGCGCGGTTACAAGTGCCAGTACTCTCTTGAATTCGTTCTCCTCTGTACTTTTGTCGATCTTCCAGATGCTGTTCGGCATTTGCTGGAGGCCGGTGATTGCTTTTTGGGCCACGGCGTTGCTCCTTTCTTCTTGCCCTGGCGCTCGCTGCGAGGGCGATTGTTGTCCTGATTCGCGGCCTTTTCAATTGCCATGGACTCGATGTAGGCATCCGCCCACTCATCAAGCTCGATTCGGTCGAAGCCGACGCCCTGTTTCCCGATCGGGAATTCACGAACGTTCGGCCGGACTGTTTTGTTGAATTCTTCCCGGCACATGCCGAGGTAGCCGTATGCCTCGCCGGCGCGAATGAAGCGCGGGAGGATTGGCGCGACCTGGGCCGCGCTTCGATTTGCCATGAGGTATTGCTCCATGCCGCGCGTGGCGGCAGAAGGTGGTGATGGGTCAATCCATTTGGTACCAGACGCCGCAATCGACGCCTTCGGATTGCAGCGATTTGTACATGGCCTGCACGCCGGCATAGCGCCGATTACCCTGGCCATCGAACGGCGCACCGAGGTGAAACGCTCGGGCGTGGTAAGTTCTAGCTGACTGCATCCAGCCATGAAGGCCGGCATCGTGGAGCGTCTTCTCGCGGAGTAGGCCGACTCGGAGGTAAACCCGGTCGAGGTTCGCGCTACCGCCATCGTCCGGTGCCGCTGCTGCGGCGGCCTTACCTGCTTCGAGGGCGCGCGCGACTGCTGCCACCACTTCCGGCAACTGTTCTTTTTTCATGGGGACACCTCGCCCGCCGTACACCGGCAGGCTGTTGAGTTGGGGAAGGGGTTACTGCTGGATGAGTTCGGCAGGCACGCTCAGCGATGGTCCGCGCTTGGCGAAGACCATGGCGCGGAACACTGCGATGGTTCTGGTTTCGCCGGTCTGGCGGTTGAACGGGTCGTTCGTCATGTCGGCCAGCCATTGGTGCCGGTGGCCAACATCGACCCAGACGCCGTACTTCGTGATCAGTTGCTCGGCGTCGGGCAGGGCGAAGAGATCCAACTGGCCTGCCATGGGCTGTTGGTCACCCTCTATCGCGCCGATTGCCCAGTCCAGCGCCGAGCCGGTCAGTTCTTCGGTGCGAACGCTGACCATGCTGCTCACGGCTTCCAGCGCCTGCCAACGCGATAAACCGTCATCAGGTTGTGATGGAGCGGCACCTTGAGCACATGGTCGAAAAACTCACCCTTGCCGGAGATGAAACCAGTTGGCACTTTGGTTCCTCCGGTGCCGAATTCTTGCCAGCATTCTTCGCCGCCGTTCTTGTCCCAGTAAGCGCGCTCGCGTTTTGGAATCTCATCGTAGGTTTTTTCAAATACGGAGATATCCGGGATATCACAGATCCGGCGCCATGCTGGATTGCGCTTGCACCAGTCGGCGGCATGCTGAGCGGCTTGATCGACAGAATAAAATTCTTTGCAGGTTTGTTCGTTCATCGCCAAGGCCTCTTGTAGATGAGGTAGGCCATGTAGAGCGGGGGGAAGATCATAGTGTCACCTCCTGCGTGTTGCAGAGCACGATCGAATAGCCCTGAGGGCTGTCATCGGCGACAAGTGCCTCAACTGTGCCAATTTCGACCAATGCCTGCTTCGCGGCCGCTTCATTTGCATACAGCGCTGTCTGCTCGGCGCTGATCCAGATGTTCAGCCCGGTTCCGCTGAATCCGTTGTCCGTCCAGCGACTGGTGGATTCAGCGTCGGCTTTTCTGTCCTCGAGATAGTCGCGCGTCCGGCAGCAAGGGCAGATGTAGGTTTCGTCCTGCGGGTCCCAGCCTTCGCCAGATCCTGCGTCGAACAGAAACCCGCCATCGCGACACTCCCAATCACCGGGCGCGTAGCCGCACGCCGGCGTGAGCTTTTGTTGTTTGATCATCCGATCACCGCCTTTATGGTCAGTATCAATGGAAGCCAGAAGAAGAGGGTGCAGCCGAGTAAGCTCTTGGTGATCATTGCTTCACCTTTTCGAAGTAGAAGACCACCGACGCGCCAGTCTCGGCGATCAAGCCGTACGACTTGGCGAGCCGGTAGATGGGGTGGTAGTTGTTGAGGCTGTTGACGTGTCCGGCGATCCACTCGCGCCAGGCTTCCAGCGGCATTGCGTGCTTGCTCAAATTACAGGGGACGCAGGCCGGCATCATGTTGGCGAGATTGTGGTTTTCAGGGCTCAGCGCTGGTGCAAGCTTCGCTTCCTTGCCCCAGTTGCGACGAACCGCTTCGAGGTGATCGGCATGCCAGCGGTCACCCAGCAGCACGCCGCAATAGGCGCAGTGCCCGCCATACTTCAAGCGCACTTGCTCGCGCTCAGCTTTCTTCAGGCGCATAGGTATCCTTGCCGCTATAGCGGCTGACTTTGAAGGGGGAGGGAGTTACGGGTAGTTGGTGCTGATGCGCTGGGCGATTTCTTCGAGCTCACCGGCAATTTCAAACATTTGGTTGTTGTCGCGTCGGGACACAACTGGGGATCGCTGCACGTTGCGGCCACTCAGGATCTTCGCGGCCAGGAGGATCAGCCAGGATTCGAACTTGCGGCGGAGGAAGCACTTCATGCATGCATGGCCGTGTGCGTTGCGTTCCAGCGCTCGAAGGCTTCCTGCGTGGTGGCTGCTTCGATCTTCTCGTCGCACTGGTTGCACGCCGCCACACCTCCGGCCGCGCCAACATCGCGGTGACCTTGCTTGCACGGGGTCATGTGCCAGTCGGCGTCGGCGTCTGGTTCAGGCTCAGGGTATTCCGGCCGCGCTGGCGGATACGCCGGCGCCGCCATTGCCTGGTCAATTGCCGCGCGAAGGTTCTCGCTGTAGTTCTCGCCGATCACGCGCTCGACGGGCGCATCCATCCAATGGCCGACTACCTCGATGTTGATGCTGCTGTCGCCGGCATCACCGTTGGGGCTGCTGCCGAAGCGGATATCCCAGCAGTTCGATTCCAGAGCATCCAGCCGTGCCTTGTCCTGCTCCAGCTCATCACCCCGCTGATCCGCTGCGTTCAGGCGCTGCTGCAGGGCGGCATTCTCGGCAGTGATCCGGTCGAACTCGGTGGCCAGCACATACCGCACCGGCTGGTGTCCGCAATCGCAGGTAGGCCAAGGATCGTCTTCTGCCCATGCCCTGCCGTCGCCGGTATCCGCCTCGCAGGCCGGCCCGAGGTAAATCACTTTGGGATCGCTCACAATAAACCCCTTCAATTGTCTGTCCCTGTGTAGGTGCGCCAAGGCACCTTCACGCCGTTTACGAGGAATCCCCAGTCACCGCGCCACTTGCTGGTGATGAAGAGAGTGAAGACGCCGCCGGGGGATACCTGGTCGATGCGGTGGTATTCGCCGTGGTTGAGGCGGGCGGTGTCGCCTTGGTAGCGCATGATCCACTCACAGGTATTTCTCAATACCCAAGCAACCACCTTCGGATCAGGCTTCGAAACCATCGCCGAGACCATCTTCTCTTTCCATTCGTCGCTTGATGGCCGCTGCTCCGAGTACCAGCCGCGCAGGATGATGGTCCGGGCGTTCCACGGATGATCATGCAAATCCCGGTCTTCGTCCGGCCGCAGAATGTGGTGGATCCGGAACGACCACGGGCACCACCAGAACCGCGCCTTGTGCGTCTCCCGGCTGTACGGGTTGAACAGCCACCAGCGGCCCATGTACATCTCGGTGCCGTCGGCGGACATGATGTGCTGGTACGGGGTGAGCTTGGCGCGGGCGATGAGCCAGTCGGCGATGGCTGGGCGCGCGAGTACCTTGGCGAGGATTCGCCAGAAGATGTTCAGCATGGGTGGCTTCCTATGTCGGGACATGCCCGGGCGGTATGCGATGGGGAGGGGGGGGGTTGCTTTGGTGCGAGCAGGGGGCTATACATTGGTCGTGAGGTTGGGAAACCTCATCGCAGCTTTGACATTCAACTGGCGTTGGTGTACAAGATTGCGTCCTAAAAATTGACGTGAGGGAACAGTATGAACCGAGTAATTCTACGTGAAGAAGAATGGGTCTAACGAATCCCAAGTAATTAGTGTTTTGTGTTTGATAAATGCCCCTCTCCGAGGGGCATTTTTTTGGAGCAGTAAATGGAATTTCATGGCTTTTTCAGACGTAACGAGAAGTACCTTTGGATTGTTTTCTTCTTTGCTCTTTTCATATTGTTGAGTTCATACAAGTTTGAGCGCATATATCTTTTTTTAAAGATGAATCCAACCCTTGGCTTTTTGTCAGTAACAGCAGTAATTGCCTATAAAAGTTTTTTCAGTCAGCGCCATCTGGCAATAGCTAAAAACACGATTGACTTTCAAACTGCCTTTCATAATTCTGACGATGTCAAAAAAGCTACGAAATATTTTGTAAGCGTGATTTCCCAGCTCGACACGGCCGAGATTGAGGCCCTAGCATTGCGTGAAAGGAGCCAGGAAAAAGGCGCAAGGAGTGCTAGAGAGCTTTTGAACTCATGGGAGAGGGTAGCGGTTGCGGTGCGTAACAAGGTTTACGACGAAGAGATGCTTTATAATACGTATTCTGGATTTCTTATCGCAGTATGGCAGACATTGTCTCCGTATGTTCACAAGAAGCGATTGTCCAATCCTAAATTTTTTGTAGAAGTCCAATGGCTTGCCATAAGATGGCGCATTCGCAGAGATGCGAAGCTAACGAAGTTCAAAGAGATTCAATTGCAGCATAAGTTGAATCAAATTGAAGATCTGCTCAGCGAAACATAGAATTCTTTCCTTTACCTAGCGGGTCAATTAGTTGTGGATAGGGCCAGAATCTCGTCGCCGCGCGTGCGATGCCGGCGTGCAGTTCTACCTTTTGGCCAGCAAGCATCCCGGCGATCTGGGCGTTCATATCCAACTCGACGCCCTTGCTTTTCCGTGACTCTCTGATGTCCTGAGTGGCGAGGTATTCGCTGATCAATGCCTTGTCCTGCGCCTGAATCGCGACGAGGTCTTGACCGGTGGCGGACTCGCCGATTGGATCATCATCAGCCTGAGGCACGAGCGCTTTCAGCTTCGACTGCACCTCCCATACCCACGCCAACGCGAAATGGTCGCCGGCGGTTTCGGGCGAGTAATCGCTTCGGCGAACTCCAGATCTGACTGCTGAGCAGTACTCTTTGCGCGCCTGGGTGAGCTTTGTGTGCAGCGACTCATACGCATACAGAGCGATGTTCTGAGCCGGAGAAACGCCGACGAATGTTGCGCACTCGATGACTTGCCCTTTCGCAGAGCTCCACTTCCGGCGCCTCAGGGTCGTGCAGTTGAACGCATCCGCAACCGCGATGCTCAGCTGCTGATCCCATGCCGGCCGACGCTTGGCGCGGTAGAGGTCCGATTCGACTTCCCCGACGTCGCTCAACTTCACATCCATTTCGGTCAAGCGGTACTCGCGCATCGGTGCCTGTGCCTGCCGAAGCGCGGTTGCTGCTTCGTTCTCGTTGGCGCTCTGAGCCAGTGCAAGGCAGTGCTTGATCTTGCGGATCGCGCGCTCGAGTTTCTTTTCGTCGATCTGTTGTGCGGACATAGGGGATCCTCGCCGGTATAGTTCCGGGATCTACAGGGGAGTAGGTTATGAGTTGGGAAAGTGTTTCGTACTGGATTGAGCATCACCCAGGCTTAGCGTCTTGGGTTCAGGCATTCGGTTCGATAGCTGCAATTGGTATTGCGATTTGGGTCGCAGCTTCGCAACGCAAAGCTCAGCTGAAAATGACAGAAAAAATGGCGCGGGATAAGGTTGAGGCTCTGATTGCGGTCGTTGAAAGTGCTTCACTTTTCGTTACAACGCTCGGTATTTTGGTGGAAAAAAATCCTTCTGTTTTTGTCTTCAAAGAGAGTTGGAAGCTTGTGAATAAGAACTGGCTAGAGTCTTCAATACACTCACTTAGCCAGCTTCCTGCTCATGAGTTGGGTAGAGGTGATTTGGTGCGGGGCTACTTTGGCATCATGGGCGGGATCACCGAAATTCGTAGGCTCATTGATATTGCGATTGGTGCAGATGCGTTCGAAGAACAGGAATTTTTTTTCATGTATCAGCAGGTGTTGAGCCAAGTCAGGATTGTTCAGGCCACTTGGATAAGCTTTCAGTCATGCGCGATTAATCGGAAGTGAGCAGTAATCGCGTGTTTGGCTTGGCGAAATGCAGGCGATAAAGTCACTCTCTTTCTCCAAGATCCAAACCAATCTGGCTGACCCGTTCAACACAAGCCGGGCTCAGCCAAACGCATTCGATACGGCTTGCCGTGCCTCTGCTGGCGCTAATCCGCGCCGAAGTGCTGTAGCAGGCCCAGCCCGGCAGCATCTCCGCATACAGGTCGCTCGGGTATCCCGACAGCACGACCATTCCTTCCAGCTCGAGCAAAACGCCGAGCAATTCGCGGTGGGCCGCGTCGTCCATTTCGTGCTTGTAGTAGCGCCCGCTGGAGGCGCCTTTGTACCTGGTGTCATGCACGTAGGGCGGGTCGACGTAGTGCAATGTCTGTGGCCCGTCGTGCGCCCTGATCACTTCGATCGCCGGCCTGTTCTCGATCAGCACGCCGCTCAGCCGCCGGCCAACCTCGGCAAGTTGCTCAGGATAGGTCGCCCAGAGTGATTGGGCTGTGCCGTATTGTCGCTTCGTATCGATGCGAAATCCGGTGGCGCCCTTGGTGGCGCCCGCGGAGCCGAAGCCCATCTGGGCGCGAATGATCGTTCGCCGCGCTCGTTCGACTGGTTCGGCGCTCGGCTCCCACGACAGTTCGAACTCCTCGCGAGAGTAGGGCGTGAAGACCAAGCGCTCGGTGAGTCCCGATCGCGTGACCGGATTCTGCAGAACGCGGAACAGATTGACGATGTCGCCGTCCAGATCGTTGTAGACTTCGGCATAAGATCGAGGCTTCTGCATCAGGACGCCGGCGGCACCGCCGAATGACTCGACGTAGCAGGTGTGCGGCGGAAAGTGTTGCAGCACCCACGGCGCAAGCCGGAACTTGGCACCGTGGTAGCGGATGACCGGTGCAGTGATGGTCATGAGTGATTTCCAGTCAGGCGCCGCCCTCCGTGACCGGTGGTGGCAATTTGGTTTGGGTTGGGGTATTACGGGTGACCGGCATGGAGCCGGATCAAGGAGAAAAGATGACTATTGCCAATAAAATGCAGAACCAGTTGGAAGAGTTGCTTTCCGCAGGCGCTGCTCTTGAGATTTCAGCTAAAGGCAAAATGGCAAATCAGCTTGTTGATTTGGCTCGTTGCGCCAAGCGGGGAGAATCTCACCTCACTATCACGGATCTGGGGCTTCTGATGCAGAACCAGCTGATTGATATAGCAAGGGCTGGGAGCGGTCACGTCACTTTCAAGGATTGAGTGAGGTGAACAACTTCGTCTCCTAGCTCTGGCGGATCGTCGACGAGCGACTTCATGCCGGCCGCCTCAATCAGTCGCGACACTTTTTCCGAAACAACAAAAGGTGTCGTGACACACTTGAGCATCTTGGCCTGGGTTTCGAAGTCGGCCGCGATCAGGTTCCGCAGCAGGTTCTGATACACCTCCTGCTGGTTGTTGAAGCCGTGGGCGGCCATGACCCGCTTGAGGTCCGGCTTGAACATGCCAGCGACCTCAACCGTAAACTTCTCGACGCCCAATGCAGCGTCCTTCGCTGCTGCCTTCTCGCGCTTCTTGCGCTGCTTGATGGCCTCCGCAGTCAGCTGCGGCTCGACCGGCGCAAGTTCCTGTTCTTCGGCCATGGCCTACCTCTTCAATTCCGCTGGCCGGCAAGTCCAGCCAGGTAGCGATGTAAAATATTCAAACTGAAAGCTGATTTTTTTGAGAAGCTGTGCTTTCTTGAGAGAGATGTATATCGTCGGAGTAAATTTCATTTGAAATGGTTTACTCACAGGTTTATTGATAAAAAAATTAATGGAAGAATCATGAGCACTGATGTGGATTTGGGAAATCAACAAGCCGTTGGGAATGCAGGGGCGTCTGATGCACAGGGGTTCTTTTCCGCAAGAAGATTGGTTTTGGAGAGAGCGGAATACTCAATTAGGGCGGTATTGAACAATCTCCCTCAGGACGAAGATGGAAAGCGGCGTTTTCAGCTGATTTTTCTAATAAAGTTATTGGGTCGCATGAAGAATCAATCAGACTTATTTGATGCGAGGTGCTCATTTAATATTGGGTTTATCGGAGAGTCATTCTTTCGGGACCTTGATAAGCTCGGGTCGGATGACTTTTCGAATCTCGGCGGTTCATTTTCCATGGGTTACAGGTTTCTGATAGAGTTTCAGTTGATGTCACCTGGCGAATTACCTGATGATTTAGCTTCTATTGCACATCAGGTGGCTGATTTTGAGTTTAGTGGAAACGTTCAGCTAACTATAAAATACGCTGAGCATCAGATGATTATTCAGTTGCTGAGTCGGTATATTCATCATCCCAATATGGTCGAGTTGAAGAGGCTGCCAAAGGCAATCGCTGACAGTGTTAGAGAGCGTACGACTAGCGAAGAGCTATTGTCTGATCGAGAAAAACGCGTCAATGTTCTAAAGGAAAAGCTTGATAAATATAAGCAAGCATTCAACTTTGTTGGTTTGAATGAGGGCTTCAGGAGATTGCGAGTCCAAAAAAGAGTTGAGTCTTTGGTGAGTTTGTCTTGGCTGTTTTTGCTTGGAACGGTAATGTTGTCGCCACCAGTGTATAAAATGTATTGCACATTATTTGGTACGCCAGAAATCAAGGTTGACACTTACTTTGCTCTCACTGTTCTTGGCTTTGAGCTGCTGCTAGCTTATTTTTTTCGCGTTGGATTGCATGGCTATCGAGCAATAAAGGCGCAGCTGATTCAAATAGATTTGCGCATGGCGCTGTGCCAGTTTATTCAAGAATATGCAAATTATGCTAAAGGGATCAGAAAAGAAAGTCCGGAACTCTTAGACCGATTTGATCAACTGATTTTTAGTGGTATTGTTAACAGTGAGGGAGCGATTCCGTCAACGTTTGATGGACTTGATCATGTGGCTAATCTCTTAGATAAACTAAAATCGAAATAGCTTTTTACTCCGGGGCTGGCCGTATCGTAATGCGGTCAGTCTAACCACTCTAATCCTATTGCGTGACTCTCCTTGTCGCGTCAAGGTATCTTTAGTACCTAATAGCTCGGGTGTGTCAGTTCGTATCAACCAATTTCACGCCCGCCATGCTAAACATGGCGCCCTGAGCCTCAACCATCGCGTCAAGCTTTTCCCAGTCCACGGTCAGCACCGAAATCGGGGCGTGGCCACCGGCGACGGCATGGATCAACGCTTCCAGGTCGAACACTTCGGCCTGCAGGCTCGCCGGCGACGCGGTTATTGTCGCCAGCTTCGACGCAGACTGAACTGGCGCGGCTGCTTTCACCGGTGCCGGGTTGGTGACTGTTGCAGACTCAACTGGTGCGTTGGCTTTCGCCTCGTCCGCGATTCGCTTCAGCTCCTGCTGGCGGATCTCCTCCCGCTGCGCTTCGGCTTTCTGCTCCTCCGACTTCTGGTGTTCCGAGATCCGCACCTTGATCAGCGCGACCAGGTCGTCGTTCGCTTTCATCACCAGCTGCTGAATATCGTTGAACAGGAAAGCATAATCGGCAGCCAGCTCGGCCAGGCTGGCCAGGTTCAGGCGAATTGCGTCGGCGGCTTGGCTCGCGGCGATTTTCGCCCGGGCCAGCTCGGTATCGACGGCGTCCTGGAGGCTGGCGATCGTGCGCTTGTTCTTCATGGCGCCGGCGAAGTCTGCGGCGATTGCCGGCAGGGTGGCCCGGCCCAGCGTCTTGTTGATCGCTGCGACGTGATCGGTCAGCGCCTGCTCAGCCTTCTGCTTGATGTTGGTCTTCACTAGAAGTTCTTGAACCTGCACCAACTTGTTGACCTTCAGACGCGTTTCCCGGGCGTGCGCGCTGATCCGGGTCAACGCGGAAAACAGCTCGTCGATGGTCTGGGTTTGCGAAAGGGCCTGCTTCTTCGCAGTGTCGACTGCTTGCTCGACATCGCCGCACCACTTCACAGCTTTCTTGGCGTCTGCGAAGTCCTGATCTGTAACCAGCTCGGTCTTCACCGAGTCGATTACCGCCAGTGCCGATTCCTCGAACACTTTCAGGTTGCTCGCGGTGACCATACCGGTCAGCTCGATCCGCAGCGCTGGCAGCTCGTCCGGCGCCTTACCGACGACAATCGACGGCGCCGAGGCCATTTCGAAATTGGCCAGATCGGCCTTGAACTGTTTCCAGCCCTCGACCAGCTGCGCGGCGCGGCCGGCGACAGGCCGGTACTCCATGTGCACAAAGTTTTCGGCTGTACCGTCGGAGCAAACGAAAATCACGCGCTCGGCGCCGCTCACCAACAGCTGCTGCTCGAGCTGCCAGTAGTAGTGCGGGTCCAGATCTTCGGCCCGCAGCTGGGCAGCCAGCGATTCGTTCCAGAGTTTGTGTTCGAACAGCGTCTCGCCGAGCATCGTCGCTCCGTCCATGGAGGCGAGCAGGTTGCCGTCGGTGCCTACAACCGGGTACAGCTCTTCGCCGATCATCACTTCAACCAGTGGTCGGGCCATCGCTTCAGTGGCGTGGCCTTTGTCGAAGATGTACTGCTGAGCCTGGGCGACCTCCGGCGCAATGCCGGTTTTCTTCAGCGTCAGCAGCTCGGAACGGGTTTGGTACTTCGAGGCACCCATCATTGCCGGGGCCTCGGATGCGGTGAAGTGCTGGGCGCGGAGTGCGTGCCACTCGGCGGAGCCTTGAGCTACGTTGTGAATTTTCATGCTGCGTCTCCGTCGATGGCTTTGAGGTTATGGATGGTTTCGATCTGGTCGTCGCGCAGTGAGTATTTGCTGCTGACGTTGACGATGATGTGTTCAGGACTGGTCCTGCCGGCGTCGATGAGTGGCCCCCACTTTTCGATGTTTTCTGCCAGAAGATCATCGGGGTAGGGTGGGAGGGCTTCTGGTTCAGGTTCTGGCTGCCGTTGCGAACTCACATCACGCGGCGCCTCATCGAAGATCTTTCCTTCCATCTCATCAGCGGTTGGCACCGATCCAACCTCGGGGAAGGCCTTGCGCAAGGCTTGAGCCTCAGCGCACTTGGCGAGCTGGGCGAAAGCTCGGCGCTTCCACATCGAGTTCGGGGCTGCAGTGTCCTTGCTGGCCGTGGCGTAGTTCTCAAGCCACCGCTCATTGGCGGTGAACTCAGCGACCAGGCCGTTCGACATCTGGCGTTTCACCGTCACCCGGCACCACTCCGGATACGTGACATCGATGCCGCCCAGCTTGGCGGTGATCGGTGGCCCGTATTCAGGGTCACTGATTCCAGCGTATTGCCCGGTGCGCGCAGCCTGAATGCGGTACAGGCCAATGCCAGGCATCACGGTGTCCTGCATCTTTTTCGCTTTGGCGTTCCAGATCGGCACGATGTGCACGGGCTTCAGCATTGGGTCCAGGTACGCGGCCTGGCAGTACGCCAGAACCATCACCACCGAGTTCTTTTCCGCGCCCGGGTAGAGGCTGCTGCTCAGCACTTCAACGAGTGCGGCCTCCGACATCACGGGAAGCTGGTCGTCCTGCTTCATTACTGCGCTCACGGGAGATCCTTGCCGCGCAAAGCGCAGCGATTGAATGCTTGGGTTATTGAGCTTTTGCGAATGCTTGGGCCATTGCTGTTTGCGGGCGTGACTGCTCGACGACTCTTTCCGCCGCGAGGCATTCGGCATGATCGAACCATCCGAAGTGGCAAACACCTACATCGATGCCCATCTTCTCGGCCAGCCACTGGTAGGCACCGGTCCGGCTCATCCCGGCCTTCTCCATGTGGTCGTGAAATGCTGCCTTGCTTCGGTTCCGCAGGGCTCGCAGCTTATCGTCGGCAAGCGTGCCAAGCGGGATGTCCGTTTGTGGATGGAGGCCGACGTAAGCGCGGCAGCCTCGACACAGGTAGGCATAGGGCCAATCGCCGAAGCTGCGACCTCGGTAAATTTCCGAGTTGCAGACCAGGTGCACGTCATCACCGCAATAACGGCACTCTGCTGGCGCGGGGATTGGGTTCTTCACGCGTTTGAGTGCGCGTCGGCTGACGTGAGGCAGCGGAGCAGGCGCAGCAATGCGCTCGGGGGCGTTCGCCCGAGGATCGAGTGGCATATCGGTATTTCCTATTGAGTGATGCGGTCGGCGAGGGCGCTGAGCAGCATCAGGAAGGTGAAAACGCCGAGGGAAGAGAACGCGCCGCGCCAGATGATCAGGCGGCGCGCCCATTGGCGACCGGTCACGGCCGAACTCTCACGGCGATGCGCTTACCCTTCATGGAAGGCGCCAGGCGCTGCGGAAGACTGGCGACCAGATCCTCGCGCTTGCGACCGATCACCTCGTTGAAGGGAAGGCCGAAGCCGAGCAGGGCGATCTTGTTTTCGATGTCCTCGAGTTGCTCGTCGATCAGCGATTTAACCGGTGCCGTACTCATGCGTCCTCCTTGCGCCGCTGACAGGTGTCACGCAGGCGTTTGCAGTAGTGGTTGAACTCGTCGGTGGTGATCGCGCCGTCTGTGAAGAGGCGGGTGATTAGCGCCTGCACCAGCAGGCTGATGTCTTCTTCGCCGGCGGGTGCCGACACTCCATCAAGCGCTTGATCGATCAGGATGTGAGGGCTCAAAACCCGCACTCCCGCTCCACGCGATCGCTTTCGCGCTTGGCATCTCGGTACTCGTTGGCGTGCACCGCGACCAGGTCGCCGGCCAGCCTTCGAACGATCTGCGGATCACCGCCGACGGCTTCGATGGCCCAGGCGTGCAGAATCCCACCTTCTTTCCGCCTGATCAGCTCGATCAAAATCTTCTCGATGTACCGATCGGGATCCTGGTTCGCGGCCATGTGATCCGCCAGCGCCTCCGGTAAGTGGTCAGCGTTGACCAGAACCTTGCTTCGGCCTACCGGATTTGGTGCCTCGACGTGGCGCCGATAAAGCAGATCGTCGACCGATTCGGCCAGCCATTCCTGACCTGCCTCTGTTTCGAGATAGTCGTCTTCCGGGATGGGCTTGCGTAGAGCTGACATGGTCGTCTCCAGAGTGGCGGGGTGTTGATCCAACAAAACTCGGATGCACTCATCCGCTCCGCTGGTAGCCGTTGGGCGCGGAGGGGAGTGCATTCGGGTGGTGTCGGCAGTGGGGCGGGGTTAAAGAAATGATTGGACTAAGCCGATAGGCTTGCGTCGGCCATGATGCCTAACATGTAAGCTGGAGTATGAAATGCTGTTCGAAAGATCGCGTGTAGGCGTGTTCGCCACACTTATTGGCTGCACGTTTGCGTCGACCGTAGATGCTGCCAGCGAACATGAGATGGCCGTCGGTGGTGCAGCTCTCTACCAAGTCTGCGGACAGAAGCATCCAGAAAAGGAGCTTTCTTTAGAGCAATTCATATCGCTACATCCACACATGTCCACTCAATTAGCAAACGACATCAGGGAATTCTCCTCGGAGCCAAAACACAAAGCAGAACTTGAGGAAACGGTTGTGCGCATGCGGACCGAGGCCACCCAAGATTTACTTGAAGTGGTATGTGATAGCTATTACCGAGATGCAAAGGGACGGGAGTAGTCCGCAGTTTCTTTCGCATCGGGGTGTGATCTGCATGACGTTTGCCTGACATTGCTCTCACGCAGCCAGACGGTACTCAGATCACACCCCGATGCGCTCTCATAGAGAGGATCGGGCAGCAGCCTTACAATCGGCTGCTGTCATTCGATGGCCGTCTTCGCACTCAACGACGCGCACGCCACTGGTGAGTCCGCGCTCCGCGTTGAGCCTGTTCGCCTCTCGGATGCAGGCATTCAGGTCGGCGTCGGCGAAGACCTGCAGCTCTCCGCGCACGGTGATGTGAATGACCTTGTTCATCGTGTTGCCCTCGGTTGTTTTCCCAATGCACCCGTCACCAGGTGCATCAGTGAAAAATTCCGTGTTGTTGTCCGCCCCATGCGCGGCGCCGCGGTTTCCCCACCTGGCCGGCGTCACACATTTCGTGTTCGGTGTTCTTCGCCGGCTGGCTTGCATGGTTTGGCGTCCTCCCATATGGGGAGTCCGGCAGGTTCCAGAGCCTGCATGGGGATCGAAGTTTGTGTTTCGCGCTGTGCCCGTTTCCGGGGATCGATCCGCGAAGATTCCTGACTGTTAAAGAGCGGCGGGTCTCTTGAGGCCCTTCGCAGTGGCTGTGTGTCGCTGCGATGGAGCAAATACGTACCAATGGTTCACATTGAGTCAAGTACCAAAAGTACATATTTTTCATATTGGCGTTCAGAGGCTCCCCAGCCTCCCAACCGGTACGTGAATTTTTGCTATCGTTCAGCCCCCACAATTAGGAGCGTGTCTCATGAAGAGATTGGTTTGCGCGGTCGCACTTGGAGCCGTACTTACAGGCTGCGGAAACACGGAGCGGGAGCAAAATCAAAGGCTGCAAGGTGAAGTTAGCCGCCTTGAAAAAGAGCTTGCAGTTTTAAGGGCGGAGCTTGATGCAGAAAGAAACGGGCCGGACCGGCTTCTCGCACGCGCAAGAAATGAAGCTGAGCGATCTGCTCGCGCGCAGGCCAAGTCCACGCTTGAGCAGCTGATCTCCCGCTATCCAGAATCAAGTCAAGCAAAGGATGCGAAGATCTTATTGTCCGGAATAGATGCAGCGATGTCCGCCGAACTGAAGGCGAAGCAAGAGGAGGAAAAAAGGAGGCTAGAGGAGAAGGCCAAAGCGCTTGCACAGCTAGACAGCAAGCTTCAAAAAAACACCGATGAAATCGAAGGCATAACTTGGATTTCCCACGCCAATCAGCCTGTGCTTGATACTTACATCTCACTATATTTTGGAACAAAGGACGGAAAGGTCGGCAACTACCCTTTGAGAATGAAGTTAAACTACTACGCCGATAGTTGGTTGTTTGTTGAGGGCGTTACAATAAAGGCTGACGACCAAACCTACAATTTAAATCATTTGAGCTTTGAAAGGGATAACGGATCTGGGAGCATTTGGGAGTGGTCAGATTCCGCAGTATTGGATAAAGCCATGATCGATAAAATCATTGGCTCTAAGAAAGTTATAGTGAGATTTAATGGAAAGCAGTACTACCACGATTTAATCGTGCCCGAAGCTCAGAAGAAGGCGATGGCAGACATGGTAGCCGCATGGGAGCGATACGGAGGCAAGGCTTAAGAGCCTGAGCCCGGGTGGCGCCGGGCGATACACCTATCTATCAAACCTCTTACCATTAGTTGAAATTAGGTAAAGCCAGTCAGAGTAGGGAAGACGAACGATGATTTTTGTTTTCTCAACAACAGCCGCTAACGTCATGCCTCTGCATAATAAACTGACACCGCCTTGAATGCGCTCGCACAGCGCATCCGGGCTGTCAATGAAATTTGTTTTATTTAAACGTAAAATAATTACGGTTCTTCCTTCGGGTATCGCCCCTATGGGCGGAACAACGAAAATTGTTATTTGTGTGTATATTGCGATTAAGAATAGTGTAGTCGTCCCAAGCCAAAATATCTTTTTCATTAGAATCCATTCCAGTCGGTACTGTTTTAAATCATCCCGCCGCGCCAAACTACACGTCCGATTATTCGAACCTCGTTTATCTCGCCATCACGCAGAATTTCATCTCCGTAGCGCGCCTTGTCCGGGTTGTCACTGCGGATAATCCAGCCACCAATATCTGACTTCACCAAGCGCTTCACGATCGTGCCCTTAGTGGCGCTCTGCATGGCAAAGATCTGGCCATCTTTCGGCTCGATCTTCGACTCATCCACCAGCAGTACATCGCCGTCATTGATGGTGGGTTCCATGCTGTGGCCATTCGCGTAAATGACGTCGAGGTGACGCTGGTTCAGGTTATTCGCCCGCAGCCAAGACGACTTAAACGCCATGACGCCACGGATCTCGACGTGAGGGTTGTCTTCGCCGGTGCCGGCTGATCCTTGGGCGGTGAGCTGCAGGACGCCGGTGTAGCTCGGGTCATCCTTCAGATCAAATCCTCTCGGAGGGATTCGAGAGTCTTCAGCCAGAGGGGGAGTGGAGCTTTCGACCATTTCGCCACGGCCGTACTCCAGCCACTCGACGCGTACGCCAAGAGCATTGGCCACTGCGAGCATCTTAGCGCCGCCAGGCATGGACTCTCCGTTCATCCACTTGCTGGTGGCCTTTGGTGTGACGCCAGCCATTTTCGCTAGGCGAGCGCCGGCACCCCATTCGGGGATGTCTTTTTCTGCCAAGGCCTTTTTGAGGCGGGCAACGAACGCAGCGCGCAAATCTTCTATTTGAACCATGGGTACATGGTTGCATGCGCTTACATGTACTTTCAGTTCCGACATAATATGTACCGCAAGTTCATATTTAACCCGGAGGCCATATGCGGCCGCTCAAGAAATCGATTGATGACGCTGGTGGTGTTCCGTCCGTAGCTCTGGCTTGCGGCAAGACCCCGCGCGCCATCTACAAGTGGCTCGAGGCCGACGCCTTGCCGCGCACCGAGTACACCGGCGAAACCGATTACGCAAAAAAAATCGCGGATCTGGCTGCCAAGAAAGGCAAGCCGTTCGACCCGGCCTGGCTTCTCGCCGAGGCCCACCCAAAGAAATCCGCTGCATAACTAATTTCAACCACCAAGGAGCAATCCCCGTATGGGCTTCAAAGACCCCCTCAACCAGCGCCGAGACATCGCCAGGAAGATCCGTCTGTATCCATTGCTCGATCGACAGCTGCAGCGCGCCGCAGACAAAAGCCGCCGGGAGTACGCGACGTATCTGTTCGAGATGTTGGAGTGGGCCGCAGTCAATGGCGCAATCGAAGCGCTCATGCCCGAGGACCTCAAGGACCTCAAGAATATCGCGGGCTAGAGGCCCTCAGGAGGGCACGAATGCAGTTCACAGAAGAAAACGTGCCGCCAGAGACCCGCGCCAAAGTTCACCAACTCATGGAGGCAAGAGGGTGGACGTTTGAAGAGGCGGTAAACGAGATCCTTCTCGAGGCGATCACCTCGGGAGCAACGGTCTTCGTTGGCAGGCACAAAGCACCAGTCCTAACACTGGTGGGACTCAAGAGGTCCTCTACCGGATAGGTGAGGACCTCACACAGGGCCTGAAGAAGGGCCCACTTTTCAACAGGCATAAAAAAACCACCGGACGAGGGTGGCTTTTTCAACAGCAGTAACAACTGGAGCGAATCATGCACCAATCAATCCAAACGATCAATACCCCGGCCGGTGTCGCGACACAATTTGGCAACGGTGAAAACGTGTCGCGTGAAAAAATGAGCAGCTTTGACTTGCTCGACCTGGTCAACGCCGCGCGCAAGGAGTTTGGCGAAAGCGAGGTTCGTCGCAATGATTTCACCGCGCGATGCCGCGACGAACTGGAGGGCGAATACTACGAAACTTTCGTAGTAAGGAATCAGCGCGGCCCAGCCTCTGAGGCGTTGATGCTGACGAAGGATCAGTGCCTGCTGATCTCAATGCGCGAATCGAAAGCGGTTCGGCGCTCGGTCGTCTCCAAGATTAATGCCCTGTCTCAGCCTCGCGAACTCTCCCGAATGGATCTCATTCAGCTCGCCTTCGAAGCTGAGCAGCAGCGGCTGCAACTGACCATCCAAGTCGAAGCCCAGGCCTCGAAAATCCACTCCATGGAGAACCTGTTCAAGGAAGGGATGACCCACACCCAGTTCTGCAAGGGCCTCAATGGGGTCAACGTTATGCAGGTGGGCAAGTTTCTCGAAGGCCGGAACTGGCTCTACAACGAAAGCAAATCCGGCCTGCGCTTCCGTGTGGCGTCCTACGCCCGCGACAAGTACATGACCGAGCATCAGCACGAAGTCACTCCCCACGGCAAAGAGCCGTTCGTTTCCTTCACGCCAGTCCTGCTCAAGAAGGGCGCCGTGCGACTGTACGACCTGTACCTGGCCGGCGAGCTGCCAATGAAGAAGACCTGGGACGGACTGTTCACCCACGACAAAGCACTGAGGGCCGCGTAATGGCCGGGGACTGGATCAAAATGCGAATCGACCTTCAGACACATCCGAAAGTTTTCCGCATGGTGTCCGCATTGAAAGCGGACAGACTGCGGATAATCGGCGGACTGCACATCGCTTGGAGCATCTTCGACACCCATTCCGACGACGGTGTACTGCACGGTTATAGCGTCGACGCGATGGACGCTGTGGTTGGCTGGCCGGGCTTTACCCAGGCCATGATCGAGGTGGAGTGGGCTTCTGTCCAAGATGACGGAAGCCTTGTAATGCCGCGCTTTGATGAGCACAACGGCGCCAGTGCAAAGCGCCGTGCCAACGACAGCGAGCGCAAGCGTAACGACCGCAAAAACAAAGGTGTCCGCAATGTGTCCGCAAGCGATGCGGACAATTTGCGGACCAGAGAAGAGAAGAGAAGAGAAGAGAAGAAAGAGCAAGATCAAAAGCAAGGTGCTGGCGCACAGGCGAAGTCTGGCAAATTCGATCCGCTCACTGCCAAGCCCGAGAACGTGTCCGAAAAGGCGTGGGCCGACTGGTGTCAGCACCGCAAGGAAATCCGCAAGCCGCTGACCGCCAAGAGCTGCGAGCAGCAGGGCAAGGCGCTGCTGGGCCATGCCAACCCGGACCAGGTGCTGGCTACCTCGATTTCTAACGGCTGGACTGGGATCTTCCCGGAGAAGCGCGCCAGCAACGTGCACCAGTTCCCGCAATCCCGTCACACCGGCTTCGCTGAACGCGATTACCAGGCCGGCCTGATCCAGCGGGAGGACGGCAGCTATGCGCTCTGAGCCAATCCAAGCCACTCCAGAACTGCCGCCGGGCACCCGTATTCAGCCTGCTGAGTGCGAAACCCACGGCAACTACGACCAGAAGGTCTATGCGGTGCTGGGCCGAGAGCTGAAAAGCAATTGCCCGGAATGCAGCCGTATCGCCCGTGAGAAGTCCGAGGCTGCCGAGCAGGCCAACAAGGCGATGGAACTGCGCATGTCCCTTGCTCGCAAGCTGGGCGACGCGCTGATCCCGAAGCGCTTCACCACTCGCACCCTGGGCAACTACCAGGCCGAGAATGAAGGCCAGCGCAAAGCCCTGCGGTTCTGCCAGCACTACGTCCAGATCTTTGACGAGATCCTGAAGACCGGTCGCTGCATGGTGCTGATCGGAAAGCCCGGCACCGGGAAAACGCATCTCGGCGCCGGCATGGCCAACGAGCTGCTGCACAACACGTCCCGGACGGCGGTGTATCGCACTGTCGGCGCGATCCTGCAGGCGATCCGTTCGACCTACGACAAGCACAGCGAACGCACCGAGGCGGAGATTCTGTCGAGCCTGATCGACCCCGATCTGCTGGTGCTGGACGAAGTCGGCGTGAGCAAGGAGCAGCCGAGCGACTTCGAGCTGACGACCTTGTTCGCCATCATCAACGGACGGTACGAGCAGGAGCGCCCGACGGTGGTGATCTCCAACCTCGACGCCCACCAGCTGCCTGGCGCCATGGGCGAACGCTGCGTTGATCGCCTGCGCGAGGGCGGAATGATCGTCGTGCCGTTCGAGTGGGAATCGCAACGCGGCAAGGAGGGCTTCTGACATGGCGATCGACAAACAGAAACTCCAGTCCCTGCTGTGGAGCGAGGTTGCTGCCTGGAAGGCCGACTGCGCGGAGTGGAAGCGCAACACCGAGGCGCTGCAAGAATTCCTCGGGGAGAAGACCGTGGAGGAGGTGGCGCTGGAGCTGCTGGCCGAGAACGAGCGTCTGACGAAGCAGCTCGGCGAAATGATTGATCAGCTCCCAAGCAAGTTGGTGCAGCCATGAATCCCGAATACACGATCCGCGACCGGAGCGACATCAACCGCCTCGCCGGCGCCCTGTACGCAACTGACCTGACCAAGCCCAAGGTCGTGGTGGTGCGCGACGAGAAACGCCCGGACGTCTGCAACCGGAAGATGTGGGCGATGCTCAAGGACGTCTCCAACCAGGTGATCTGGTACGGCAAGAAGCTGAGTGACGAGGATTGGAAGTGTCTTTTCAGCGCCTCGCTTGAAAAACAGCGCGCCGAGCCAGGCCTCGACGGTGGCTTCGTCGTGATGGCCGTATCCACCCGCAAGCAGTCGCAGAAGTGGTTCAGCGATCTTTTCGAGCTGATGCACGCCTTCGGCGCCGAGCACGGCGTGCGCTGGACTGAGCAGGACAAGTGGGGAGGGCGCTACTGATGCGGACTGCCATCAAGGAAAAGAAGGCGCCCAAGCCGAAGAAATGCCGCGTTGCCTCCTGTGGGGCCTCATTCGTCCCTCAGCGTTTGGGTCAGGCAGTATGCGGTCCGGCATGTGCGCTGAAAGACGCGCCCCGTAATGAGCAGAAGGCGAAGAAGGCCATCGACCAGCGCAACCGCCGCGAGATCGAGGTCCGCAAGGAGAAGCTGAAGACCAGGACCGATCACCTCAAGGATGCCGAGAAGGCCGTGCGCGACTACCGGCGCATGTACGAGCTGAGCATCGGCAGTGGCTGCATCAGCTGCGGGGAATCGCAGGAATCGATTATTGCGGCGCAGGGCTGGAAGACTGGCGGCGCGTTTGACGCCGGCCACTTTCTCGGCAAGGGCGCCCGACCGGAGCTGCGGCTGGTGCCGAACAACATCTGGCTGCAGTGCAAGAGCTGCAATGCCGGCTCATCCAAGTACGCCCGAAAGGGCCAGACGGTTTCGCAAAGCTTCCGCGCCGGCTTGATCGCCCGCATCGGCCTTGCGGAAGTCGAAGCGCTTGAAGCCGACCACGAACCACGCAAACACACCGTAGAAGAACTCAAGGCGATCACCGCCGAATACCGGGCCAAGACCCGCGAACTGAAGAGGGCTGCAGCATGATCTACCCAAGCGTTCTGAACGCAGTTGTCTCCGCCCTCGCGGCCGAGGCGATCGACAACACCAGCAAACAGGCATGGCAGAAGCTGTACAACTCTGCTGACGAAGAGGACGGGGGCGATCTGGCGACACTGGTTCGCTCACGTGGAGCCGACACCATCGACCGCACGCAGGTGGACTGCTGGGTGTCTGCTCGTTTGCACAGTGCGCTCGAGCAGAAGCACTGGGATGCGCTGGTGGCGAAGTACAGTACCCACAAGGGGCGCAAGGTGCAGGCCATCTCAGCGTTGCAGACTCTCATCAACACCCCGGCCCCGAAGCTGTTCCTGTTCAAGGCGACCACTGCCTGGGCCATCCCGCAGTTGAAGGGCGCGCGGCCGAAGGTGGCGACATCCGTATCCGTCGAGATCCCGCTTGATGCGCCGGAGTGGCGCCGTGAAGCAGTAGTGAAGGCTGCGCTGGCAGCAGGCCAAGCCAAGGCGAAGAGAGATGAATCACGATCGGCTGACATGATCGTGCTGAAGGACAGCTTCTACGACATGAACACCTGGGACAATGACGGCACTCCGGAGTCGACGCGGCGCCGGTGGCGGCAGGATATCGGCAAGGCTGCTGACGACCTGATCAACGAGGCCCTGGCGCACGCTGCCGACATTCTGGAGGGAGAAGGATTGCTGATTGAACGGGCAGCGTGATTGCCTGTTGACATCAGTGAGCGGATGAGCGAAATTAATCCCATCCTGTCATTCCTGCGCGTATCGAGGAGTGACAAACGAAACCCGGCCACTGCGCCGGGTTTTTTATTGCCCAAATGCAGGCGAAAGACCGGAAAGACCCTCCTGCTCAATCGACGTTCGAGGATCTACCGATGACCCACATCACCCGCTGCAAAATGACTCTTCGCTCCAAAGGGCCTGTTCAGGGCTCGACGGAATCACTGACCCGTCTGCACTTCGGTGCAGTGTGGTCGGCCGATCCCGCGGAAGAAGATGCGATTTATGGCAAGTACACGCCATACGGTGAATACACCGTGAACGTGGCCGCCGACCGCGCTGAGCATTTCGAAGAAGGGAAGGACTACTACTTCGATATCTCGCCAGCTTTCTGATTTACCTGTAGCCAGGACAGCCCTCGGGAAGGCCTGGACGTCGATAGCCGGATAGTGCGACGTACGGAATCAACACCGGCAGCCCGCGCACCCTGACCTCAAACTTGCTTTCGGGGTGGCGCGAGACTGGATCAGCGAGATCGATGCATAGGGGCGTCGACGCTGAGAAGATCTTTGGCCGACAGCTCGGAAAGACGAGCGCACCTATTCAGGGCCTCTGCATTCGCAGGGGCTTTTTTTGTAGCCGCCAGAATGCAAAAAGCCCCGATCATGTCGGGGCTTTTTCTTGGGCGCGGATAAAGAGAGGGCGACTCCAAAGGATGCAGCAACACCCAAGGGAGACGCCAGATCGCAGATATAGCCTGCAAGCCAGCCAAGGCCCTCACTGCTCGCGCGAGCGGGACGGAGCCTAGCAGAAAACCAAATGGACTTGCAGATGTTAAAAGAATGCAGATGCGGAAAATGCAAAAGACTTCTCGCCCGGGTGGGTGAGTTTACCGAGCTCCAGATCAAATGTTCCCGATGCGGGACGCTGAATCATGTGAAGGCCGCGAGCCTCGAGCAATCGCCTTTGAGCGACTGAATGCGGAATCCTCCGCGACAAATCATTCGACTCAATAGGTGAATAACATGGCTGGACGTACACGTACTCCGTTTCAACGAAGCGGTACTTCGATTCTCCCTGCTTACCAAACAATGTCCGCAGGGCAGTTCCTGCTTTCGCCAAACGGCCGATTCAAGCTGTTGCTTCAAACAGACGGTAACCTGGCGTTGCAGGACAATGGTGTAGTGGTTTGGGTCGCCAACGAAGCTACGCCTTACTCCTCCACCGTACCATTGCGATACAAGGTGCCGGTGCAACTCTATGTTCAATATGGCGCGTTTCTCGATGATCCGACCCGGGGCCGTACCTGGCTGACAAACAACTCGACGTTCACCAGCGAGGATCAGTGGAACCGAACTCATATGTCGTTGCAGGACGACGGTAACATCGTGCTGATCGATTCTCAGGCGATTTGGAGTGGCACTCCATCCATTCCGCTTGATCCGACTTCCGGTGCAGTTCTGATCGGAGGCCCGGCCGAGCTACAGATGGGAATGCCTTACTTCTGTGGCGATGGTGCACTGATCTTTCAAGGTGACGGCAACGTTGTGAACTACGGGCCGAACTGGAGTGTTCGCTGGGCCAGCTACACCCAAAATAAGGGTGCAGTTAAGGCCGTTTTTCAGGCGGATGGTAACTTCGTGGTGTACGCGGCGAATGACGTACCGCTCTGGCAGGCAGGTACCGGCGGCCATCCTGGCGCTACTCTGCGTCTACAGCCAAATGGCAATTTGTCGATTATTCAGGAAAGCCCGGTATGGGCTCGTTTCGGCTACACGCCGACTGTGCGTCGACGCAAGATCTACTACCCCGACACCACCAGTCCTGAACATAACGGTACCGCGCCATACCCAACCTACGGCCATATCGGTTGGGAGTTCTGATCGTTACCCGCATGAACTTGCGGCGTAATACCCAGGCTCAGCCCGCGCAGATGAGGCGGGAGTAGCAAAAAGGGTCGCGCCTGTATGGGCGACCCTCTTAAAAGCGAGATATCTCGCACCTATTTCAAGGCCTCGATACTGATCGGGGCTTTTTCGTTTTCGGCGCCCCACACCCATCGCTCCGAGCTGGGAGTGCAGCGGATGCCGACCTATTCACATGCCCACGGAGTCGAGCGCATGGATTCTTTACACCGCCTGCTCGACAGATTGGATCTGCTGATTGCCGGCCTGTTTGGTGTCATTGTCGCCAGCTGGTGGCACAAGGACGATCTGACCGATTGGCGAGCGTGGCTTATTTTTCTCACTACAGGCCTGGCCTGTTCCGTGTATCTGACCGGGATGGTGAGCGCTTACCTTGGCGTGACTGAGCCGAACATCGTCATCGGTGTTGGGTTCTTGCTGGGCACCTTCGGCGGATCACTGCTGGCAGCCATCAACCGAGCCATCAAAGCCGCTGACCTCTGGGCGCTCATTCGCCAGCGGTTCGGGGGAGGCAACCCATGACCTACGAACTGATCAACTCCATCGCCTGTGGCTTGATTGCCTTGTGGGCGACCTGGTGTGTTCTGAGCGGTCGGGTGCGGGACGGTGTCATCGGCAAACTGATCTATTCGGCGATCGCCATCAGCGGGTTCGTTGTGATGAGCCGGGAGCAGAACATCTTCATGATGGGGCCGACCACCGCCGGGATCACGCTGCACGTCTCGCTGGCTCTTGCCGGTATGCGCCACATCTTCATGGTCATCTGGTGGCAGCGGGTGAAAGCCTGCCTGTGCCGGACACTGAACTGTGAACACTGCATGCGGTGTGAGAAGGCGCCGGGCGGTATCGAGCGTCGATCCAAGTAAGTCGCGACACGTTTCGCGAATCAGCAAATTGTGTCGCGACACTGGAGAAGATTATGAGCGATCAATCAGGCGAGCATGTTCACTGGGTTGCTGATGGCCGAGGCCGGCGACTGGTATTCATAGACGGGGTGCGCACCAACTGGGTGGCTTACGCAGACACAAAGGCGGGCATCGCCGTTGTATTCGATGACCCAGTGACCTCTTCTGATGGTGAGCACATCGACTTCCACCCTGTCTGGGGCGAGATCACTGTTGTTTCCATGGAGGGCGCATGACCAACGTAACTCGCCTGCGCCACGCGCTACCCCTGAGCCAGGACATCAACAAGGTATTGACCGAGATGGATAGCGCGATCGCCAAGGCCATCGACGCTGCCAAGGCTGCCGGACTTCCTCAGGGCCTGATCGTCGCCGAGCTGCACGGGCACGCCCAGGTGCAGACCAACATCATGGTGAGTTGAAGCGGGAAGCAGCAGTAGAGTGATGAGGGTGATTGTTCGAATGTAGTTACGCATAGGTATTGCCTGAAAAGTGGGTACCTAACCAGCATCGGGTATCGGCCTTTTCAATTCATCTCAACCCTGTGCAGTTCCTCTCACCCCTCTGACTTCGTGGAGTTTCATCGCATGACGACCATTGCCTACAAAGACGGCGTGATCGCCTACGACTCCCAGATCACCAGCGGCAACACGATCATCTATGACGACTATCAAAAGTGCCATCAGGTGAAAGGCGTCAGGTTTTTCATGAGCGGTAAGACCTGTGACTACACCGCGCTGCAGGATGCTTACTTTGGTGGAGTCGTTACCCGGGAAGTCGATGCCTCAGCAATCGTTGCCGACGGTGAAGGTCTTTGGTGTATCGGTGCTGGGATTCAGGAAGGATTCTGGAAGAGTCCGATCATGCTCGACTCAATCTATGCAATCGGCTCCGGATCGGATCACGCTATAACTGCCATGGATATGGGCGCCTCTGCGTACGAGGCAGTCCAGATGGCCGCAAAGCGGGACACTGGTACCGGCGGAACTATCCGTGCGGTGACAGTTGGCGTTGGCAAGGCTGGGTAGGTGTGCCGCAGGTGAGTGCGGCACAATCGAAGAGCTTGGCTGCAAACGGCTGGGTTTAGCCCCAGGTCTGAAGCCATTCGCTGTAATGGCTGGCCATCACTGACTTAATCGCTTCCCCTGAGACGCGATAGTTACCATCTTTGCCTGCGAGCGGAAGGATACCGTCCTGTCCGATGACCGCGACAAACGATCCATCGGCGTTTTGCGGCATTTGGCCCAAATGTGCAAGGTTTGGTGCGTATCCGCCGCCAAACAGGAAGCTTGTGAGGGAGTCATTCATCTTTCTGGCTCGGGCAATTTCCTGGCTGGAGGCACGGTGAGACTGGCCAAGCACCAAGCGCGCTGCAAAAAACTCAGCGGTGAATTCGATCATTTTTTCTTCGGGTGTTTCTCGTGTGATGTCGATCATGGGCCTTACGGCTCCTGAGGCTGCTGTCAAATGGTCAGGATCACCGAAAAGCGTCAAATTATTCAATAGGCACTAAGTTATGACAGCCAAGCAACCCGACTGGGAGGCGATCGAACGAGCCTACCGGGCTGGTCTGCTTTCCCTGCGCGCCATAGCCTCAGAGCATGGAGTAGCGCACAACACGATCATGAAGCGCGCCGAGAAGGAAGGCTGGCAGCGATACCTGACGAGCAAGGTCAGATCCGCCGTAAAGGACAAGGTGACCAGATCGGTGACCACGGATGGTGACCAGAAGAAACTGGTCACTGATGCCGAAATTATCGAAGAAGCATCCGATCAAGCAGCGGCTGTTGTGCTTGCACACCGGTCGGGCTTGGCACAGTGGCGAGGCATCGCGAGCAAGCTCAGCGCGTTCCTCTCCAGCGTCACAGTCACTGAAGAAAACCACGGCGACTTCGCTCGATCACTCAACGCAGGCGTAGATGCCCAGCTCAAGGTGATCAAAGGCGAGCGCCAAGCATTCAATCTCGACACGGAAGAGGGAGACAAGACAGTCGACACCCTGGCCGCGATGATGGACGAATTATCGAAGGACGCCTGACATGAAGCCCGAGCACATGAAGCTGCTCCGGGACAAGCGTTGGCGGTTGAACAATCTCTACTTCATCACCGACAAGCAGGGCAAGAAAGTCCGCTTCCGGATGACGGACGAGCAGATCGAATACTTCGACGGGATGCATACCCGGAACATCATCCTGAAGGCTCGGCAGCTGGGCTTCACCACTGAGTGCTGCATCATCCAGCTGGACGCCGCGCTGTTCGAGTCGGCCAAATGCGCGCTGATCGCCCACACCCTGAACGACGCCAAGCGCTTGTTCCGGGAGAAGGTGAAGTACGCCTACGACAACCTGCCGAGAGAGATCCGCGCCGCGAACCCCGCGAGCAACGACGCTGCCGGCGAACTGGTGTTCAGCAAAGGCGGCTGGCTCTACGTCAGCACGTCCTTCCGAGGCGGCACGCTGCGTTATCTGCACGTGTCCGAGTTCGGGAAGATCTGCGCCAAGTTTCCGCACAAGGCGCGCGAGATCGTCACCGGCGCCTTCGAGGCGGTGGCCACCGACTGCTTTGTCACGATCGAGTCGACGGCGGAGGGGCGGGCCGGCTACTTCTTCGACTACTCACAGAGCGCCGAGAAGCAGCTGCTGTCAGGCACGCCGCTCGGCAAGCTGGATTGGAAGTTCTTCTTCTTCAGCTGGTGGAAAAACAAGGCCTACTGGCTCGACCCGGCCGAGGCGGTTATTCCGCAGCGTCTGACCGACTACTTCAACGAGTTGTTCGCCAAGCACGGGATCGACACGAACCCGGGCCAGCGCGCCTGGTACGCCGCCAAGGAGAAAACCCTCGGCGACGACATGAGGCGGGAATACCCGTCGATCCCGGCCGAAGCCTTTCAGCAGTCGATCGAAGGCGCCTACTACGCTCAGCAGTTCACCAAGCTGTATGCCGCTCAGCGTATCGGAGCGATACCGAACAACAGTCACCTACCGGTGATGACCTTCTGGGACATCGGCGTCGGCGACTCCACGGCCATCTGGTTCGTGCGTCAGGTCGGCACTGAGTATCACGTCATCGACTTCTACCAAAACAGCGGGGAAGGCCTGCGGCACTACATGAAGGTGCTCAAGGACAAGGGTTACACCTACTCCGAGCACTGGGGGCCACACGACATCGACAACCGGGAATTCGGCAGCGATGCCAAGACCCGGCGGGAAATGGCGCGCGAAGGCTACGAGATCGACGGCCAGCACTACCGCATGACGTTCCAGGTCGTGCCAAAAATCGGCGTGGACGATGGCATTGACCAGGCGCGAGAGATTCTCGCCCAATGCGCCTTTGACGAGGCGAAGTGCGAGGAGGGCATCACCGCCCTCGAGAACTACCGAAAAGAGTGGGACGACAAGAAGGGCTGCTGGAAAGATCGGCCGCTGCATGACTGGGCGTCTCACCCTGCTGACGCCTTCCGCTACTTCGCCGTCGCCAAAACGAAGCGCGCCACCATGACCCACATTCCTGTCACATTCAGCTTCTGAGGCCATCCATGGCGAATTTCAGCACTCCCCGGGCAGAGTACGCACAAGCCCTGCCTGGCTGGCAGTTGGTGAAACGCTGCGTCGCCGGTGCGCGAGAGGTGCGCAAGCACGACGAATATCTGCCGATGCCAGATCCGGAAAACAAATCACCGGAGAACCTGGCTCGGTACAAGCAGTACAAGAAGCGGGCGATGTTCCTCAACATCACCGGTCGCACGCGCACCGGTCTCATGGGGGCGGTGTTTCGCAAGACTGCCGAACTATCCCTGCCGACCGCGGTTGAGTATCTGAAGGAAAACGCCAGCGGCGACGGCACCAGCCTTGAGCAGTTGTCGAAGGAATCGGTTGGCGAGTGCCTGGACAGCGGGCGAGGTGGTTTTCTGGTCGACTTCCCGACCGTTGCCACTGAAAGCGGTGTCAGCTCGATGGCTGATCTCGCCACCAAGCGCGCCTTGATCCACCACTACGACGCTCTGTCGATCATTGACTGGGATGAGCAGGTGATCGACGGCGTAAAGCGCCTGGTGTACGTGAACCTGCGGGAGTGCGTTTCCGAGTTCAACGCTACCGATCTTTCCCGCAAGACGTATACGCAGAACCGAGTCCTGTTGCTGGTCGATGGGAAATACATACAGCGCGTCTACAAGGAGGGCGAAGCAAGCGTTGAGGAGACGCAGCCTACCGACAAATCTGGGCAGCCATTCGATCACATCCCGTTCAACTTCTACGGATCCCAGAACAACGACGCCAGTATCGACAAGTCGCCGCTGGAAGACTTGGCCGACGTCAACATCCTCCACTATGGCAACAGCGCCACGGTGGAGGAGAGCGGCTTCATCAGCAGCCAGCCGACACTGTTCATCACCACCAGCATCGAAGCCGATGAGTTCGCGAAACTGAACCCGAACGGTATGCACATTGGCTCGCGCCGGGGCCACAACCTCGGCAAATCCGGGTCAGCAGTCATGCTGCAGGCCACCGAAACCCAGCTCGCCCGAACCCTGATGAAGGACAAGGAAGAGCAGATGCTGATGATCGGCGCTCGTGTCGTCCAGAAGGGCAGCGGCGCGGAGACGGCAGAGGCTGTTCGGATCCGGTACAGCTCAGACAACAGTGTGCTGGGCACAATCGCCGGCAACGTATCCGAGGCCCTGAAGCGAGCCATCCTCGACGCCGAGCGCTTCATGATGGATGCGCCAGACGAGAAGGGTACGGTGTTCTGGCTAAATCAGTCGTTCTTTGACGAAACCATGACCGCGCAAGACATCCTTGCCCAGGTGCAGTTGTGGCAGCAGGGCTTCATTGCGAAGTCTGATGTTCGAGTGAACCTGCGTCAGGGCGGCGTGCTTGAAGCGGATCGCACCGACGAGAAGATCGACGAAGAGCTGGCCAGCGCGCCACCGGTAGGCGGAAACGATGAGCAATGAGGGCTTTCTTGAGGACGCCGCCACGCGGCACCAGATTTACGTCCAGCGGTATGCCGGCGGTAACCTGAAGCGTGTGGCGTCGTTCATCAGCAAAGCCATCAAGACGGCCAAGCAGCGCGTATCGGACGGCCTAAGCGCTTACGGTACACGTCGGTACAACACTCAGATCGAAACGCTTCAGGGCGACTTGCGGGGCATCTACGACGACCTCAAAGGACGCGCCCAGCTGGATCTCGGCGAGTTTGCGACTTACGAGGCGCAGTTCAACGCGACGATGCTGGGCAAGGTGGTCCGTGCTGTGGTTCAGCTCAATGTGCCATCGGCCGAGATGATCTCTGCCGCGGCTCTGGCCGATCCGCTGCAGCTCGAAGCACGCAAGGGCATCCAGCGCATCAGCATCAGCGGCGCGCTCGACCAGTTCGGCACGAAGAAGGCGGCCGAGATCATCGGCGAGATTCAGATCGGTTCGAGCCTGGGCGAGACCAGCCAGCAGATCAGTCGACGCCTGACCAGCATTCACCAGTTGCAGCAGGATCAGGCCGGCGCACTGGTGCGCACCATGACCAACCACATCGCTAGCACGGCTCGAGTGGAGACGCTGAAGGCGAACGACGACATCCTCGCAGGAATGCGCAGGGTGGCGACCTTGGACTCGAAGACCACGCTGTTCTGCATGAGCGTCGACCAGACGGTGATCCCGCTGGATGGACCGAAGCCGCCGTATCACTGGGGCTGCCGCACCACGCTGATTCCGGTGCTGAAGGACGAGTTTGCACGCGAGATCAAAGGCTCGACGCGGCCCTCAATCGGCCCGGATGGCGTGACGTTGGTGTCGAGCAAGACCAGTTATCAGGAATGGCTGGCTCGTCAGCCGGCGGCGTTTCAGCGCGACATTCTTGGTCCGAACCGGTATGCGCTGTTCAGCAAGGGTGAACTGACTCTGGACAAGTTCATCGACGACAACGGCAAGACGCTGACCCTCAGGGAGTTGCGAGAGCGAGAGCCGATGGCTTTTGCCGCAGCGAGTATGTAGTGTCGAGATCACAGTCCAGATGGGTGCGATCTAATGTCGAGCAAAGGAATGGCTAAAAAGAACCTCAATGATCTTGAGGGTTGGGGGCTGATATGGGCCCTAGCGGTTTATGCTGGAGAAAAGGAAATCATTCCAGTCGGGACAACTCAGTTTGGGTACCTAACCGGCGAGATGGTCGTGGTGAAAAAGGGGAAGAACGGTGAGCGTGATCAGCGTTCGCATGGTGTGCATATCTACACGCCGGAGGATCACAAACGACTCCTTTCGAAATTTGACCTAGAGCCACTGGAGACAGATGACGGGAAGTTCCACTACACCGTTGATAACGTTGGCGTAGTTGAAGGCGATCACAAAAGCGAGGTGAAAGCGAGAGCGATCATTGCTAATCGTGTGCGTTGTATAGAAGTCGACTTCCCAAGCTAGCTGAAAAGATTAACCAAAACCGCCCTCGAGGCGGTTTTTTTATGCCCGCAGGCAGGGCCTGCACTACGTCTCTGGGAGACAGCAATGACCTTGAAATTCCAACTGGACAGCCTCGAAGGCGTCGACGAATCCATCCAAGCCCTGTACGTCGAGAAGGACGGCAAGTTTGTCCTCGGCATTGAAGGGCTGCCACAGCCGGAAGATGTTTCCGGACTGAAATCGAAGGTCCAAGAGCTTCTGGACGAGAAGAAGGCAGAGGCCGAGAAGCGCAAAGCCGCCGAGGACTAGGCTCGACTGGATCGCGAAGAGGCGTTGCGCAAGTCAGGCAACGTCGAAGAGCTCGAAAAGTCCTGGTCCGAAAAGTACGCACGCCGTGAAGCTGAGCTGACCGGCCAACTCGAAAGCACCAACAGCACCCTTCAAGGCCAGATCCGAGATCTGACCGTGGGCCGCACAGCTACCGAGATCGCGACCACTCTGGCCATCCCTGGCAGCGCCAAGGCATTGCTTCCCCACATCGAACGCCGGCTCAGCGTCGAACAGCGCGACGGGAAACCAACCGTTGTCGTGCTGGACGCGGCCGGCAAGCTCTCGGCGGCAACGCTGGACGAGCTGAAAGCAGAATTCACCAACGATCCGGCCTTCGGTCCGCTGATCGCTGGCAGCAAGGCATCGGGCGGCGGGGCCGGCGGTGCTGGGAAAGGCGGCGGGGCCGCAAAAGGAAACATCGGCGGCACCAAAGAGGAACGACAGGCCGCAATCGCGAGCCGGTTCCCAGACCTCCCTCAGAAATAAGGAAAATCACTCATGTCCCTGTCGCAAATGCAGGTCTTCAACGAATACGTAATGCCGGCGACCATCGAAACGCTGGATCAGATGCTGGTGGCGTTCAACGCTGCCAGCCGTGGCGCCATCCTGCTTTCGCCTGACGGCTTCACCGGCGACTTCCTTCAGGAGTCGTTCTTCCAGACCCTGGCTGCCGCCCAGCGTCGCGTCGATCGCTACGCGGCCAACGGCTCCGCACCGATCACTGAACTGACCGAGCTGAAAAACTCTTCGGTGAAAGTGGCTGGCGGCTTTGGCCCGATCCGCTACGAGCCATCGCAGATGACCTGGCTGGAGCGTCCAACCGCGCAGGGCATCGAAGTCGCATCGCGCGCGTTCGCTGAGATCCTGCTGAAGGATCAGTTGAACACCGCTATCGCTGCTCTGGTGGCCGCTATCACCGCTCAGGCCGCGGCCGTCAACGACGTATCTGCAACCGCCGGCATCAGCCAGGCCGCGTTGAACAACGCTCACGCGAAGTTCGGCGATGCGAGCCAGTCGCTGGTCACCCAGATCATGCAGGGCACCACCTACCACAAGCTGGTCGGTCAGGCGCTCACCAACAGCGAGCAGCTGTTCCAAGCGGGCAACGTCCGCGTAGTGGACATCCTCGGCAAGATCTCGGTGGTCACTGACGCGCCGGCGCTGATGCAGACCGGTACGCCGAACAAGGAAATCGTTCTGTCCCTGGTGCAGGGCGCAGCGATGGTGCACGACGGCCGCGACATCATCAGCAACGTCCAGACCACCAACGGCAAGGAGCGCATCGAGACCACGCTGCAAACCGATTACACCTTCGGCCTGGGTCTGAAGGGTTACACCTGGGACACCACCGCCGGCGGCAAGTCTCCGACCGACGCCGAACTGGCGACCGGCACTAACTGGGACAAGACCGCCACCAGCATCAAGCACACCGCCGGTGTTGCTCTGATCGGTGACGCCTCCAAGTAACCCCTAATTGCTGAGTCGGGCTGCGTGCCCGGTTCCGCGAGGACATGATCATGAGCAACAAAATCTGGTATCTGCCCGGTCCGTTCCACCAGTACCGGGAAAACGTGAAAGAGCTGGCTAAGGAATACGGTTTGCGCATCGTCGACGCGAACGTCACCGAAGACCGCGAGGGTGAAGCTGTTGATGTGCCTGAAGTGACACTGCGACAGGCTGCTCCCGCGACGGTTCTGGTGATCGATGGCCAAAGCGGCGGGGAAGGCGCAGCGCTGCAGGAGCTGATCAGCAAGTTGAATGCAGAGCGCGACGGCATCGTACTGCTGATCGAAGCGGCCGAGGGTCTCGCTCCACTGGAACATCCTGGCGCCGGCGAACTGCCGATTCGCCTGTTCGATGCATTGACCTCTATTCACGAAGGCATCGCCTCACTGAAGAGCAAGCGCGATGAACTGCTGGGTGAAGTTGATTCGCTCCGCGCAGAAGTCGCGCGGCTGACTCCTGGACCGCAGAACAACGGCTCAGCTCTCGATGATCTTACCGTCGTGCAGATCAAGGAACAGCTCGACGCCAAGGGCGTGACCTACAAGGTCAACGACTCGAAGCCTGAGCTGCTCGCTCTGCTGAAGGCCAACCAGTAGCACCCGGGGTTTCGGCCCCACTCATTCAAGCGGAGGCCTGATGGCTACCTACATCACCGTGGCGGACGTGGACGCCGAGCTCGGGCCTTCATGGGCGCCAGACGACAAGAAGGCCCGCGCCGTGCTGCAGGCGAACGCCTACCTGACCTCACTCAACCTGGTCGGCATCGACATGGACGCCATTCCCGACGAGGTGAAACAGGCCGGCGCCGAGCTGGCGGTTGTCGCTTCTGAGGGCAAGCTGTACCAGCAGCAGACCGAGGGATCGCTGGAGGCCAAGACTGTGAAGGCCGGATCGGTGACCACCAGCAAGACGTTCGCCTCGATCGACACCAGCAAATCCACCGCGCTGCCCGACGGCGTCCAATTCGCGCTGGGGCTTCTCTCGCCATGGCGCGCCAGTGGCTTCAGCTTCAACGTGTACAGGTGACCCATGCGCCTACGTGAAGAGATCCAGGCGGATCTGGCCGAGGCCTTCGACACTGATCTAGCGGACGCCGTGAAGCCATTCAGCGGCGGCGTGACGCTGCCGGGAACGTGGGATCCGGTCAATGAGGTGGCGGGCAACCCTGTTGTGATCGCCTACACCGGCAGGGGCGTGTTCGACGCCTTCAAGATTGCCCAGGTCGACGGCGTGAACATCCGCGCCACCGACCAGCTGCTGATCGCGCTGACCAACGAAACAATCGGCGGGGTGCCGGACATCGGCCACAAGATCAAAGATTTCGACGTGGTCAACGTCCAGACCGACCCGGCCGGCGCCCATTACGAGATCCAGCTGAGGAAAGTCTGATGACGAACAAGGCGGGGTGGAGCCATAGCCTCACGGACTTCGCCGATCAGGCTGGCGAGGACATCACCCACATGGCGCGCGTCATCGCAACCGCCATGCTCACGGAGGTGGTAAATCGCTCGCCGGTCGGCAACCCCGACCTGTGGCAGGCCAACGTGGCGCTGCGCACGAAGAACGTGGCGCTGGCAGATGCCTATGACGCGAACGTCGATGCTCGCAACGCGGCGCGCACTGGTGGCCGAGCCTTCAAGAAGCTGACCAAGCGCGAGCGCGAAGAGAACTATTTCGTAAAAGCGCAGGCAGCGGGGAAGGGGTACATCGGCGGCACGTTCCGAGGCAGTCACCTGGTATCGATCGGCGCTCCCGACATGACCGTGACCGACAACATCGACCCGTCCGGCCGCGAAACGATCAGCAAGGGCAGCATGCTCATCAAGGCCTCCGGCAAGTTCCCTGTGATCTACATCCAGACCAACAGCCCATACGGCGAGATGCTGGAGCTGGGGCATTCCACGCAGGCGCCCGGCGGCGTCTACGACCTTGCTTTCATCGGAGTATCTGAGGCCTACAAATGACTTTCGAGCAAATCAGAGCGCTCATCACCAGCCGCATGGTGGCCTTCACTGGCATTGAACAGGCGCGGATCGATTACCCGAACCAACCGGAAGTGTTTACGCCGCCGACGACCGGCCTCTGGTGCCGGCTGAATATTCAATACGCCTCGGCCTTCATGGCTGGCATGGCCGACCGTCCGCACACCCGCAAGCCCGGGCAGATCAGCATTCAATGCTTCGCCCGCGAGCGCACCGGGACCAAGGCCATCAACGAACTGGCCGACGCGCTCGAAGCGCACTTCGCTTACTGGATGTCCGGCGACCTTGAGTGCATGGAAGCCAGCCAAGTGGTCGCCGGCGAGTTCGAAGGCTTCTACCAAATCAACGTCAACATCCGGTTTCGCGCCGGCTGACAGCAAAGCAAACGCCACGCCCGCGCCTGCGGGTTTTTTTATGCCCGCGAATAGGAGGCTCCAATGAGCTCTGGCGCAAAAGTCGTTTCACACATCATCCCCGAGGTGACGCCCGGCGTTACCCCGACCGGCACTTGGGATACGCTGCGCCTCACTGGCAACGCGCTGACCCCTACCGTCAACACCCAGGTCAGCGACGAGATCACCGACACCCGGCTGAGCCAAGGCTCGGTGGCCACCAGCATCGATATCGGCGGCGACCTGACGGCGGAATTCTCGTTCGGCTCGTTCGATCAGCTGCTGGAGGCCGCGTTTTACGGCAACTGGACCGGCAACGTGCTGAGCGTTGGCGATACTCGCCATACCTTCAGCATCGCCAAGGGCTACGACGACGTCGGCGTCTATGGTGTGTTCAAGGGCGCGCACGTCTCGACCTTCGCGCTCGACATTCCGTCCGACGGCAAGATCACTGCCACCTTCAACATGGCGTGCCTGGACTACGCCGACAGCGAAACCTCGATCGTCGTCTCGCCGAACGCACCGACCACCACCCCGTTCCTGTCGAACAATAACGTCGGCACGATCCTGGTGAACGGCCAGTCGCTGGAAGGCGTGGCCTGCGTCTCGGCCATGACCGTCAACCTCGACAACAGCCTGCAAACCCAGCGCTGCCTCGGCTCTGACAGTCTCGGCCCCGGTGCACACATCGCCACCGAGGCGGCCATCACCGGCAGCATCACGCTGGCATGGTCGAAGCGTGCCTGGGAGATCTGGAAGAACACCTTCACCCGCGCGCCAATCGGCGTCGTGTTCCCGATCACCGACAGCTTGGGCAACAAGTACACATTCAACTTCCCGGCGGTGGAGGTGGACGGCGAGTTGCCGAATGGCGGCAAGCGCGACCTGATCGAGGTGACGCTGAACTACACCGTGGCCAAGGTCAGCCCGACCATCACCCGCGTTCCGTTCGTGCCGGTGACCAGCGTCTCGGTGGCGCCTACGACCGCGTCCATTGCGGTTGCCGCGACTCGTCAACTCACTGCGTCGGCATTGCCGGCCGAAGCCGCGCAAAACGTCACCTGGTCCAGTTCGGCGCCGAGCGTTGCCACCGTCAGCTCTTCTGGCCTGGTAACCGGTGTTTCAGCTGGCTCCGCGACGATTACCGCCACCAGCGTGTCGGATGTCACCAAAACCAGCACGGCGGCGATCACCGTCACTGCATAAACCTGCTCGACTTTGGCTGCCCTGGCATTCACGCCGGCCGGGGCGGCCCTTTTATTGGCGCGGCGTTGAGGAATTACCATGGCTCTGCAACTGGGCAAAAAGAAACCGGCCGTCATCGGCGAGCGCTGGGCGAACTTCGACAAGGACACCAAGGTACTGCTGGCTGGCATCGACAATCCTGAGTACCAAGTTGCGCTGGAGCGCATGCGACGCCGCATTCAGCGCAACGATGCGCGGTTTGAAGAGGGGCAGGTTGGCGTGGTCGCCGGCGAGAAGACCGAACACCAGAACCACTCGATGCTGCTCGCCAGTTTCATCGTGAAGGACTGGGATGGCGTGCTGGACGCCGACGGCAACCCGATCAAGTACAGTCCGGCGATCGCCGCCGAGCTACTGGAAACCAACATCGAGTTCTTCGTCTTCGTCCTGCGCGAGGGTGCAGCTGCAGCCAATGACGCCGCTGAAGAGCGAGCCGAGTCGGTGGGAAAGCCGTCTGCCGCTTCGAGTGGGAGCAAGAGTGGGGCGGGGAAAGCGAAAAGCGCCGCGCTGTCTACACGCGCCTGAAGCTGGCGGTACCGGATGAGCCGGAGAACGACCCGATCACCGCCTACCTTCTCAACCTTTACCGAAACGTGTCTCGCGGGCGCCGGTACATCGCTGGCATGGCCGGGGCGTTCCCGCTGCCCCTGTCCGCCCGTGAGATCTCCGACTGGCTGGAATCGCATCCGTCGCCGCTGCCGCGCGATGAGATCGACGATGTGATGTTTGCGCTAGATGCGGTGTGTTTGTCCGGCGATGAAGATTAACCACAGCGCGGGGCGGCCCGCAGGAGCAAAAATGAACACATCCACGCCTGCAGGAGCCGAGTCTGAAATGGTCTCGGTTACGTGTGGTATTTGCGCCACGGAATCTGCGAAGGGTGAAGTCCTGCAAGGAGTTTGGCCAGATCTTGCCGACCGTGATACCGGAAGATTCCCCGCGAATCTTGTGACGCCAGAACAACGGGCACTCCTGGAAAATGCGGCTGGAACGATTCTCGGACCGGCTGCGCTGCGCTAGATGAAGATGTGTAGTGGTGCTTTACGATAACGACGGCAAACGTGACGCCCCTATGGGTAATCAGGGCTCCCTCAAAGCTGCTCATACCGACCTCCAGGTCATAAGCGCGCCGAGATTGGCGCTCTCCCAGTCCTTGGGCTTGCATGCAAAGGACTGGGGTTATCCGCTGCGTGAAGGCAAGAGGCTACTATCGGATGCTGGCGGTGTGTTACTGGGGATTCGTACAGTCGAGACTAAGCGTCTGACGTACAATGCTGAGACCAAATTTAAGGAAGAAATCACGTGACCTACATTGCAGTACTTGTCCCAATTTTGATCTTCGCAGTATCAGTTGGTCTTGGGTTTTCCAAGGCCAATTGGTTTCTTGAGTTTGGTCTTGCCATCGTGGTCATTTCCTCCGCTACTTCCATGGCTTTGGCTTTTCTAGGTGGGCGCAAGGCAGCACAGGCGAAAAGGGTAGAGTATGAGTCTTTCCTACCTGAGATCGATGATGGGCAGTCGCACAGTTTTAAGTTCACGGCTGGCATGATGGGAGTGGATCCGCTCAACCCATCTAAGCATTTTCAAGACCAAATCGACGAATTACGGCGCGTGTCAGCTCAGGATGAGAAGACATTCAGATCGCTCCTCAGATTCACCGATCGGCGACTTGATATTTGTCTGGCGCAGATTCGATATCACGAAGCGGTAACTCTTCCGAAAATACTCGGAGAGGGATCAGGGGCGATCATGCTTGCGGGCGCACTCGCGATCATCGGGTCGGTTTACTTGGCAATTCCAGCTGGTGTGTATCAGGCTTTTTCTGCAGCAGCTGGTGTTGTGCGGGCGTGGTTGCCGGCAATATAGGTTGTTATTCAGCGCATACATGTGTGAGAAGAAAGGCCCGGCACAGCGCTGGGCTTTTTCGTTTCTGAGCATTCGTGCTGGCGGAAAAAAGCCCGGGCGCACCGGGCTTTATGTATCTGCGATCATGCAGCGTTATTTATCAATCAGCAGCTCAGTGCGTTGGAGGCGTTGAGTCCCATGGATCATGCCTTCAAACGCCTTGGCAAGGCCAAGGTCGCCACCACCGTGAATCCATCCTACTAAGTAGGCCCGAGCGAGATGGAAGCGGTTTTGTACGTCTTGGTCGGATTCTGCTAGAGCAATATAGCTCTGCAGCTTCATGAAAAACTCGTTCGCTTGTTGCGGGTCAAGCGCATTGGGCTGTAACGGTTCCTCGAAAGGATTCATAGGGGTAGCTCCATAAGGTTGATTCAAGACTGACGATCAGTCGGCTTTTAGGGATTCGCCACCTTGAGGGAGTGCTGATATGGGAAATTGGCTCAGCTCTCGGCCGGTCTTGAATCTCATTACTCGTAGGTTGGGCAATTCGAGGAATCAATCGTGAGCTTGTTGGTCTTCGGGTCTAAATGAACGGTGCGCCCCTCAACGTCGAGTCCGTTCTTGATTGCCTCAAATTCCTCTGCTTCGTGCGGTTTCAAAGTGACGGTCGTTACATCGCCTTGGTAGCCGATCTCTATTCGAATATTGTCTAGGAGAAGATTGAGATCATCGGCAGTCATAGGTTCGCTCATCGTATTAAATTCCTTGTTTAGGCCCGGCGGGCAGGGCTTGTTCATTCGATTTAGTCGTCATCATCACGGTGATGACTGAGGGCGTGCAACGGTTCCTTACAGTTCACAGTGTGAAGGTTCACTCCTTCGGAAGCTTCTTGCGGGGCTTCGGGCCTTTTTGCGTAGCTGTGGCCGTTAGATATCCTTGCCCCAGCTGTCTCTGAGCTGCTTCCTCATCTTGGCAATTGCCTCTTCAAAAGAAATGTTTTCACCATCTTGGTTCGACATATACCACTCGAGAAGGGATGTGAACGCTAAATCCATAGAAATCCCTTCTGACTCAGCGATTTCTCTCAAGCGATCGATTGATTCTTTGGCAACGTCGAACCGATCAACCTCACCCTCCGGGGTGATTAATCCAACACTTATTAGGGAGTTTTCTTCGTCTGTCTTTTGGAATTCTTCCACCGACACACCCAGCGCCTCAGCCAGCTTCCTGAGCACTGTCTTGCGAGGCATCGCCTGGCCCGCTTCATATCTAGAAATCTGTGAATGAGAGATCCCTACAGCATCTCCAAGCTCCTGCTGAGTTAGGTTTTTGTCTCCGCGCAGCCGGATTAGGCGCGATGCAAAATCGGTCGACATTTCATCTCCTCATGTACGCCTCTAGAAGCGTACTACAAACGCACAAAAAGCAAAATTTGTTTGACTAACGCACAAAACGCACTAAACTCACAAAACGCAAAAAAAAGGAGGCATAATGAAGACTTTAAAAATTACCACCGCTGTCCGAATGCTTTGTGAGATGAGGGAAAAGCTTGAACTACGCGCCGTGGAAAACGGCCGAAGTCTGAGCGGCGAAATCGTTTTCCGGCTTCGAAAATCTCTCGAGCAAGAGGTGGAGAATGAAAAACAGCAGGCATGAAAAAGCCCCAAGCGCGCCAACGCTTGAGGCCGATGAAGCAGAACGTCAATCTTCTAGGAAAAACGTCATGTCGAATATTAGCACAGAGGCTAACAATGTCATCCCTTTCGCCTTCGAAGCGAAGAGTGTTCGTGTACAAGAGGTAGGTGGGGCGCCATGGTTTTGCGCCACTGACGTCTGCTCCATTCTCGGGTACCGCAATGCTCCGGACGCCATTTCAAAACACTGCCGAGAAGCTGGTATCGCGAAACGCGACATCAGCTCTTCAGGCCAGAAGCGCAGCCTAGCCTTCATTGATGAAGGCAATCTTTACCGGCTCATCATCAAGAGCAGGAAAGTAGAGGCCCTGCGGTTTGAGGCTTGGGTGTGCGACGAAGTCCTCCCATCCATACGCAAGCACGGACACTACGTCGATCATCATGGCTCCATGGGCGATCTAGTCGGAGCCGTAATCGGCACCAGTGGCGAAAACGTCCTCGATCGCGTGATTGATCAGAAGGCCTCACCAGTCCCTCACTCGCTGCAGCGCAGTTTCAAGCAGACCATGAAAAGCCGTTTGCGCTCGCGCTTTAATGTGCACCGCACTGCACTGATACCGGCTGAGTGCCTGGCCGACGCCTGCAACTTCGTTGCGGCCTACGCCCTGGAAGGCGAGTGGATCGGTCGGCTCGATACCGATGGTCTGTTCTTCAGCAATCAGGAAGTCGGCCACATCTATCTGCTGATGAGCCGGCACTACTGCCTCCAGGAAGACCGGTCGGCAATTCTGGCTTCGGCGCGCACTCTTGATTCGCGCGTGCTGATGAGGGTTTTCGACCAGATCAACGAGGGGCGAAGCTCGTTCGCCGCGCTCGATGCTCGGAGGTCGGAAATTTACGGTATCTACCGCGCGAATGGCTGCTCACCCGGTGGGTATGCAATTGTTGCTTGATCTTAACTGAACCACGACCCCGCACCCGCGGGGTTTAGGTGCTTCCCTCTGATGGTGATAGATTGCTGCCATTACTCAGGGAGAGCGCTTATGAGGGGATTTGGTTTTTTGATCGTTGCGGCTGGGATCATCGTCATGATTGCCGCGACAACAATGGACGTATCTGTTCCGTCTGGACTTGGCCGAGTTAACAACTTGGGGCTGATGGCCGATCGGCAGAATTACACCTTGATTGGTGGAGTTATTCTGATTGCAGGCTTATTGATGGTGATATTTGGCCGCAGGACCCAAGCGGCTGCCGAGTCAGCATTCGATACCAGGCCTTGCCCGCTCTGCGCAGAGACAATTAAAAATGCCGCAGTTAAATGCAAGCACTGCGGCGGCGACGTTGATAAAGATACGACGCGAATCACTTCGGCCCTTCGGTTTGGTTGGGTTGCAAGGGTGATTTGCGCCGATGAGGCGACACGATCACGCGTCTCAGCCGACATTGCCGGAGCTGGTTTTCCAGTCGTTGAGATGCACAAGGTTGGCGGCGTGGCCGCTGGTGCTTTCGAGAACAAGTCGGACGCCGAAAGCGCTGCCAAGCATTTGGAAAATCAACTTGGTTACGCGACGACAGTAATGTTCCGCGACAAGATCAGCGGTGACTACACCTAACTCGTCACGCAAATTTCAGAAGCCCGCCTTAGAGCGGGCTTTTTCATGCCCGGAGAAAAATAATGGCTCAGACATCTCGCTTGGTCCTTGAAATCGACAGTCGTGATGCCGAGCAGAGGGCGGCTGATACGCGGAAGGCTCTTGAGGCGCTGGAAAATGCTGGCCTGCGCGTTAAGCCGTCGATGGACAAAGCCGGCGCAGGGATGGAGAACGCTGGCCGGGGAGCCGATAAGGCTACGAAATCCTTCGCGTCTGAGCGTGATGAAATCGAAACATTGCTTGCGCGGATCGATCCGCTGACGAAAAAACTCAATGAGCTCGACCGCCAGGAGCAGGAGCTTGCTCGTCACCGAGCATCAGGCAAGCTGGAACTGGACACTTACAACGACTACCAGTCGAAAATCAACACCACCAGAGCTGAACTCTCTCGCTTCAATGATTCGATGACTCGCACGGGAAACACAGCGAAGCAAACGGCTGCCGCTTTGCGTGGCGTGCCTGCGCAATTCACTGATATCGCGGTATCGCTGCAGGGCGGCCAGGCACCGTTGACCGTGCTTCTGCAGCAGGGTGGGCAGCTCAAAGACATGTTTGGTGGCATCGGCCCGGCTGCAAAGGCGCTGGGAGGGTATGTCGCCGGATTGATAAACCCTTTCACTATCGCTGGGGCGGCTATCGCGGCTTTTGCTCTAGCGGCATACAAAGGGTACGAACAGGCCGAACAATATCGAAAGGCTTTGATCCTGACTGGCGATGCGGCTGGCCGAACTGCTGACGACCTTATAGCTCTTTCGAACAGTCTCGCCAAAGGCAGGAATTTTACCGAGTCCACCCAAGCTGTTTTGGCTCTTGCCAACAGCGGCAGACTTGTAGGAGAGACATTCACTGAGGTCGCAAGAGCGGCCACTGAATTGTCAGTAGCTACTGGTAAGAACGCTGGCGAGATAGCCGACCAGCTCTCACGAACCAAGGGGAGCGTCACAGATCTCGCTGCCGAATACAGCGATAAGTACGGTGTCATCACGCAATCTGTTTATGAGCAGATCCGGTCTCTGGAGCAGCAAGGGGACAGGATGCAGGCCATTAAGGTTTTGTCGGGCGCTGTCGCCGATGAGATGGGGTCAAGAAACAAGGAGATGGTTGAGTCGACCCGTGGATTGGCGAAGGCATGGGATGATGTGAAAGTCAGCTTTTCTGGAGCATGGAACGAGCTCAAAACAAGTCTCTCCGCGAGCCCCGAGCTATTCAAGCTTCAGCATCTACAAAGCCAATTGGAAAGCGCGCGCGAAATAGCCGACAAGGCTTTGATCACAGGTCTTGAAAAACAAGTGGCCTTGGCACAGAAAGCTGTGGATGCGCAGGTCCAGCGCTCAGAGGCGGCATCTCAAGAGCTGCAGGAGAGAAGAGCGAGCATTGCAGCGGATGAAAAGTGGTTCTCGATCACAAGCAAAAACATGTCGGATCAGAAGAAGCTCGCGCTGGACATAGCCGAGGCAAGGAGGGTCGGCGTCGAGGCTGGTAAGTCGCAGGCCGAAATTGACAAGGAAGTTGCCGACATTCAGGCCAAGTTCGACAAGAGCCAGGCGAAACCAAAGGCCGTAACCGAGGACGCCGGCCAGCGGATGCTCGACGAAGCCCGGCAGCGCTACGCTGTTCTCCAGCAGCAAAACGCGCTCATCGGCAGCCAGGCCGACGGCACGAAGTCACTCGGCACCGAAGCCAAAAAGCTGCTCGAGCTGGAACAGCAAATCGCCGACCTGAAGGACAAGAAGACACTCACCGCCGCGCAGAAGCAGATTCTGGCCATGTCTGATCTCAACTTGGCGCAGCAGAAGCAGAACGCAGCACTGGAAAAGCAGACGGACCTGCTGAAAACCGCCACCGAGCAGCGTCAGAAGCTCGCGGCGTTCCAGGAGAACTTGCAATCGCAGCTGAAGACCGCGCAGACCGGTTTGGACAACGATTTGGCAGGCCTCGGGATGGGCGACCTGCAGCGGCAGCGGCTGAAGGAGCAACTGAGCATCCAGCAGTCGTATCAGTCACAGCTCGACCGACTGACCTACGACTACAACAAGAGCGACAAGTCCCTCGGCAGTACCGAGCTGTACAACCAACAAACCGAAGCTCTCCGCTCGGCGCTACAAACCCGCCTCGCCATGCAGCAGCAGTATTACTCGGACGTGGACAAAGCCCAGTCGGATTGGTCGCTGGGCGCCTCATCGGCGTTTCAGACCTACTCCGAACAGGCGCGCGACGTCGCTGGACAAACCCGCAACCTGTTCACCAACGCCTTCAGCAACATGGAAGACGGCATCATCCAGTTCGTGAAAACCGGGAAACTGTCGTTCAAGGATCTGGCTGACGGCATCATTGCCGACCTGATCCGCATCCAGGTGCGTCAGGCGGCGGTGGGCATCTTCGGCACGCTATTCAGCGGGGTGGCTGGTGCTGGCGCATCCGCTGCCGGCAACGGCTTCGCCGCTGGATCTGCCGCGGCGACATCGTCGAGCCTGGGCGCATCGGCGGCCGGGTACAGCTCGAAGTACGGCTTCTCCGACGGTGGTTACACCGGCGACGGCGGCAAGTTCGAGCCGAAGGGCGTGGTGCACGGCGGTGAGTTCGTGGTGCGCAAGGATGTAGTCAGCCAGCCAGGCGCTCGCGAGTTCCTCGAGCGCATGAACTCGAACACCAAGGGCTATGCTGACGGTGGCTACGTTGGTGGCGGGGCATCTACTTCAAGAGCGGCTACTTCTTCTGCATCGATGAGCCTTCCACCAATTGAGCAGAACTTCTATTTCCAAGGCAACCCTGATGCAGGCACTGCTGAGCAACTGAAGCAGGCCGCAGATGATGGCGCGAATCGCGGCATGAGGGGCGGCTACGAGATGATGCTGCGCGACCTCAAGCAAAACGGACCAGCAATGCAACTGATAAGGAGAAATCGATGAAGGTTTCCGATTTAGATACGGGGAAGCTAATCGAAGTAATCAACCGTGCAATCTTTCCAGTGGTTTTTGAGGGGGTAGACGCCCAAACACCTCCAAACGAGTTGCGTGATCGTGCAAACCTAAACTCCGAGATCATGGGGCGGATCATGGGGGTTCTCCTCTGCAATGATGAGGTTGGCGAGGAGATCTTTGATCTGATTGATCGAAGCGTGGCGCACATGAAGACAGGACACGCTCAATCGTTTGGCGAATTGCTGGGTCCGGGCGGCTCATTGAGCAAAATTCACAAGCTCTAAACACCGCCGATTTTTCCAAGGAGTACCGCATGGCTCTCACGTGGCCGGCTTCGCTGCGCCCGTCAGAAATGACGTGGGGCATCGTCAACAACAGCAGGGCGTTCACTTCGACACTCTCGAACGCCCAGCAAATCATCGGCTACCCGGGCGCTTACTGGCAGTGCACGCTGACTTTCGGGCTATTGACGAGGGCTCAGGAGCGCGAGCTGTCGGCGTTCCTTGGGCGGCTAGATGGCATGATGGGCACCTTCAACCTCCCTGCGTTCACCCGGCGCAGGACCAACAGCGTCGGCGCACTGTCGGTGGTCACCGGTAACGCACAGGCTCGGTCGATGGTCATCGGCGGCGCAACGGCGAACGCCCCGGCTTTCAGCGCCGGCGACTACATCACCATTGCCGGCGAGATGTTCGAGGTCACTGATCCTGCATCAGCAAATGCGCAGGGCAGGGTTACGGTGCTGCTCAACAAGCGGATCCGCAAAACGCTCACGGCCGGTACCGCCGTCGAGTATCTCAACCCGTACTCGGAAATGCGGATGACTTCCGACACCTGGTCCATGTCCGTGCGCCCCGTGGTCGCGAATGGCAGCTATCAATTCAGGGAGGCTTTCTGATGCCCTCAGCATTCCCGTTCAGCCAGAACGTGGTGAACATCATTGCCACAGGCCGATTCATGCCGGTGTACGCGGTGCAGCTCGACTTCGTGGACGGCATGGTCTTCGCGCACACCGGTACCGGCGACCTGGTGGTCGACGGCATCACCTATCAGGGAGTGGGCAATTTCGGTCAGGTCAGCCAGTCGCAGGAAAGCGACAACTCCGGCTCGCCGATGTCGGTCGAGCTGACCCTCAGCGGCCTGGATGCCTACATCCTCTCCGAGACGAACGTGCGCGGCTGCCGCGGCCGGATGGCCAAGGTCATGTTCGTGGTGTTCGACGAGGCCGGAAACTACGCGGCGGACATCCTGTTTTCCGGTCGGATGGATGCAGCCAAGTTCTCGTTCGCCGGCAACGGCCAGGACGGCAACAGCATCACTGTGCCCGTGGTTGACCGAATGGCCGAGTGGAGCCGCACCGGTACCGAACGCTTCACCGACGAAAACCACCGCGCGCGCCACGACGGCGACCGTTTCTTCTACGCCATCGCCCAGATGTCCGAGTGGCCCATTTACTGGGGCTCGAAGAAGGACGCACCGACATTCACCTATGGAAGTTAGCCATGCGCTACCGAGAATGGACAACCCGTCTGAACGACGTGATCAAGGCCGCCCAAGAGCGGCCTTTTTCATGGGGCGAATTTGACTGCTGCCTGTTTGCCGCGGACTGCACGGCGGCGATTTGCGGCGTCGATCCGGCCGAGAACTACCGCGGCAAATACACCACGGAAACCGGCGCCAAGCGGCAGCTGAAAAAGCAGCACGGCAGCCTTGAGGCGGCATGGGATGCCCATTTTGCAAGGGTGCCGCTGACGTTCATCCAGCGCGGAGACGTGGTGCTGTACGACGCGCCCGGCGGCCGAAGCATGGCCGTGTTCTGGGCTGGTGATTATTGGGCAACAACTGACGACGGCGCAGCCCGTGTCGTATGCGAGCCGCTGGCCGCGTGGAGGGTTGAATGAGCGGCGGCGTCAGAAAACTTGCCTCAGTTGTGGTTGGTGCGGTTGTCGGTTTTGCCCAAGGCGGGCCGTGGGGGGCGGTCGCTGGCGCCGCGCTGGCGTTCTACGCGTCCGAGCAGCAGGAAAAGCTCAACACCAAGTCACCGCTGCGCGACAACGAGCCGTCAGCACAGACCGTGCGGTCTTCGAAGGCGCCAGTTCGCTTCATCCTCGGCCGCGTTTCCACCGGTGGCGTGTTGGTCTGGGCACAGGAGCAGCCAGGCGCCCAAGGTGAGGGCGAGTGGCTGCACCTGGTGTACGTCTTGTCCGAAGGCCCGATCGCTGCGCTTGAAAACATCTACCTCGGCGAGGAAGAGATCGGCAGCTATGGCGCGCAGGCGACGTATGAACTGGTGGTCAATCCGACCCAGGTGAACGCTTTCCTGAAGGCCAACTGCCCGGACTGGAAGGACAGTCAGATCGGCCGGGGTCTTTCGTTCGTTCGGGTATCGCTGCATTACAGCGCAGAGAAATTCCCGTCGGGAATCCCGGATACCCGTTTCGTGGTGCGCGGGCGCAACGACGTTTACGACCCGCGCACCGGTACCGCTGTTTACAGCGCCAATACCGCGTTGCATTTGCTCTGGTTCCTGCGTGCGCGTTGTGGCGTGCCGGACGACGAGATCGTGTTCGAGACCTTCGCCAGCGCGGCCAACGTGTGCGACGAGGCGCTCACCAACGCCGACGGCTCGACCAGTCAGCGCTATCGCAGCGGTTGCGTGATCGGTGCAGACGAACAGCGCACGGGCGTGCTGCAGAAGCTGGAAGCGGCCTGCGGTGGTCACCTGATCCGTGTTGGCGGTCGCTGGATGCTTCAGGCGGGTGCGTACTACGGCCCGTATGACTTCGAGATCACCGAGGATATGATGATCGGCACGGTAACGGGCAGCACTGAGCCGACCAACGACTCGGCGATCAACACCGTCCGGGGCACGTTCATTGATCCGTCGCAGTCGTGGACGGAAACCGACTACCCCGAGGTCAGTGTCGCCGAGTGGATCGTTGAGGACGGCGGTGAGGCGGCGGAAACGCTGACCTACTCATACGTCACCGATCCGTATCAGGCCCAGCGCCTGGCTAACATGGAGTTGCGCCGGCGGCGTGCAGGCGGTGCGATCAGCATTCCGATGAACTTTGCCGGCTACAACTGCCGGCCGGGCCGCGTTGTGCGGGTCAACCTGCCATCGCTGAACATTCTGGGCGAGTTCATCGTTTCGGACTGGTCCATGGGCGACAGCGAAGGCTGCACCGTCCAGGTCAAGCAGTACGAGGCGGCGATTTTTGACGATGCTGTGGGCCAGCCTTACAACCCGATCGGCTTTATCAATCTGCCGGCTGGTGGCCTCGGTACGCCGAGCGCACTGACATGGACGCAGGACACCACCGCCGAGGTAACTCAAGGCGTGCTGTCGTGGCTTCCACCGACGGGCATCATCAAGGAATACATCGTCATCGTTCGGCAGGGTGCGAACGCGGTGCAGTCACACAACGTGCCGGCCACCTCGACGGAGATAGCCATAAACGGCCTGCCGTCTGGCAATTACACGATGAGCGTGGCCGCGGTTGGACCAATGGCTCGCTCCGGTGAGGCGACCATCACCGTCAGCATCAACGGCCCGCCCATTCCAGAAAGCTGCGTGGTGCAGTCCTCGATCGATAGCATCGTCCTGATTCCCAGCAACTCGCAGAACGGTCTGAATGGCGGCACGTATGAGTACTTCTTCAGCACATCGCCAACGGCAACCTCTGCTGACGCCGAATACCTGGGTCAGGGCCTGACGTTCACCCACAACGGGTTGGGCTTCTGGACGAACTATTACTACTTCATCCGCTCATCGAATGCCTATGGGAAAAGCGCGTTCCTTTATGTGCCGGCCCAGACATCGAATGATGTTTCGGCTTACCTCGCCGCTCTGGCTGGGAAGATTGGGCGTACCGAGCTGGGACAGGACATTGTCAGTGAAATCGACAAAATCCCCGGACTTCAAGAGCAGATCGACAATATCGCCGATGCGCTCGAGTACGACCCTGCGTCAACCTATCTGAAAGGCGACACCGTACGGGTTGGGCGGCGCCTGTATCAGGCTGCGCAGGCGGTTCCAGTCAACACCCCACCGCCGAACCCGACCTACTGGGATGACATTGGCCAGGTCTTGGAAGAGGCCAATGCACTGGCCGCTCAGGTCTCGAAAAACACGTTGGATATCGAGCATCAGGGCGACCAACTGACCGCGCAGGCATCCAAGCTCGACGGTGTGTATGTTCAAGTGAATCCCGCGCTCGCGGGCGACACCGGTGGCTACGCCGGGTCGGATCAGGTCTACGTGGGCGTATGGTCGGAGCAGTCGGCAAGGTTGGAGGATGGTGTAGCCACCGCCAAGCGAATCGACACTGTGCAGGCTGCGGTAAACCAGACGAATGCTGCCGTACAGACTACCAGCCAAGCCATCGCCACACTGGACGGTAAAGCCTCCACGATGTGGTCGGTGAAAATGCAGGTAACCGCCAGCGGGCAATACGTCGCTGCCGGTATCGGTCTCGGGATTGAAAACACCGGAGCCGGCCTGCAGAGCCAGTTCCTGGTCAGTGCTGATCGCTTTGCCATCGTCAACACCATTGCCGGCGGCGCCATCTCGGTACCGTTTGCAGTGGAGGGCGGGCAAGTGTTTATGAATTCCGCCTTTATCAAGGACGGCAGCATCACGATGCTGAAAATCGGTCAGTACCTGCAATCCGACAACTATGTTGCCGGGTCGCAGGGCTGGCGCCTGGATAAAGCAGGAAACCTCGAATTCAACGGCCCGGCACCAGGTGGTGGTCGCCTGACGATGACCAACAGGGCGATCAAGGTCTACGACCAGAACGGCCTGAAGCGCGTGCAGCTTGGAGATCTCGACGCATGACTTATGGAGCAAGAGTCTGGGACGAGAATGGCAACCTCTCCATGGATACGAACAGCTTTACCTATCAGGTGATCTGGCAGGGGGTGGTTGACTTCAGCATGGCCGGCGGCGCGAATCCGACGATCTACACCTACAACATCCCCGGGTTCAACCCTGCTAACTGTGTGTTCATGATCATCCCTACACGATCGCAAGACATCCAGTTGGCAGAGGCCGACGCCACGGGGAACACCAAGTCTTACCCCTACGTTACGACGTCTGTCGGGCAGGTTGTGGTCAGGTCAGCGAACCCGTCCGCGAACCTCGCCAACACCAACCAAACCCGGGTCGTCTGTAAGGCCTACGCGATAAGGTTTGCCACATGAGCTATGGCTTCCAAAGCATCAATGACAGCTCTTTCGTTCAGATCGACTCGGATGCCCCGCGGCTTTGTGTCCTGACAAAAGGCTCATACTCCGGTAATGGCTCTGCCGCCGGCACATTTGCCCGAGCGGTAACCAGTCAGGATCCGCCGCTGGTTTTTATCCGGCCCACTCAAAACGGCCAGATTCAGGTGCCGATTTCGGTCTGGTTCACCGGTGGCCCGGGCAACTGGACGGGCTTTTCGATGATCGCCTCAAACATCAACGGCGTCCTGAGCGGCCAGTATTTCGTGGCGGCTTGGGCCTCGATGGGGACAGCAGCCTATGGCATGCGGCTGTGGGGTGCCGGCGGGGAACTAGTCTACGACAGCGGGGCGCCGGCGGTGGTTGTGACATTCGCTGCTGGCAACTGGACGTACCTGGGCAACGACCAGCTGCAGGTCGGCCGGCGCTACTTCTGGGGCATCAACAAGGTAATGGGGGTAGGCGAGTACGTCTCCATCAACTCCTTTGCAATGCATTGCCATAACCCCGCCTCGGGCGGCGGGTGCGCGGTGGGCGTGGATTACGCCAACGGCCGAATCATGATGTACAGCCTTGCCAGCGCCGCCTGGACCGATCAGGGCCATCGCCCGTTTCTCTGCGCCAAATTGGTGGCGTGAGTCAGCACTTCAAAAACAGGAAATGACATGTCCAAGCAGACGATCAATATCGGTACTGCGCCTACTGGCGTGGGCGGCGATACGCCACGCAGTGCTTTTACAAAGACCCAGTCAAATATGGATGAGATCTACGCCATGCTGGGCGCGACCGGGTCGCCACAAACGCTGCCCGTGGTGCTGCAAATCGCGCAGGGCGGCACCGGAAACAGCACGGGGACCGCAACGAAACTGGCACCCGCCGCGATTCTTGGTTTCGTCGCCCAGTCTGGTGGCGTGCCAACCGGATCGATTGTCGAGCGCGGTTCGAACTCGAACGGCGAGTATGTGAAATTCGCCGACGGCACGCTTATTTGCTTCATGAACCCTCAAGGCAACCCGAGTATTGCAGCCAATGCGTTCGCCGCGTTTGGCCCGTACGGGACGCCGGTCAACTTCAGCAGCAACATCTTCTTCGTGAGCGCGGTGGTGGTTCCCAACTCTTCGAACGACACCTACGGCGTGCTCACCAGCTACTCGCTGAGTAACAACACCGTGGGGTTCGTTTTCCGCAACGGTGCCTCGGCTCAAACCTTCGGCAATATCAAAATTCTCTGCGTCGGGAGATGGTTCTGATGATGATTAAACTTTCGCCACAGCGCCGGGATGACACCCTGCATGTGGTTCGAACGGGCGACACTCTTGCGGTCAATGGCCAGGTGTTCGACTTCGCCCGGGTGGCCGAAGGCGATACCTTGCCTTGGGCGGCGATCAGCTCTGAGTGGTTTGCCGGCGACGTGGAACGCGTCAATGGTCAGTTGGTGCTTACGCTGTGGTTACCCAATCCATGGAACTACAGCCCGGAACAGGCTTTCCCGGTTCCGCTGCCGGACGTGCCAGATGGTGTGGTGCTGTTCCCGGCGCCGCTCCCGGTCGAGGGTGAAAGCGCCGCGCCGCTGCCAGCGCCCGAGTACCAGCAAGGTGTTGGCGCCGTTGATTGGAGCCTGCTGGTCACGGCGCAGATGAAAGCGGCCACCGCGGCGGCGGCACAGCTCGCCCAGATGAAGACATTGCTGGCCACCAAAAACACCGCAGCCAATGCGCAGATCCTGCGGATTCAGGATCGGATCGATACGTTGGGCTATGGCATCGACGCCGGCGAGGCGACCGAGGCAGACGAAGCCGAGCAGTCCGCGCTACTGGTCAACCTGAAAGCCTGGAAGACCTACAAGTTCTCGCTGGGCAAGGTCACCAGCCAAGCTACTTGGCCTACGGCGCCGACATGGCCGGCAGAGCCTCCCATCCCCGATATCAAAGCCTCGCCGATGGCGCGGGCGACCGACGAAAGTTGAGTCGAGCACAAACCGAACACCCGCCGCCGAGCGGGTATTTTTTTGCCTGGAGAAAACTGATGCCTGTAACCGAAAAAGATCGAGATATCCTCGCTCGCACTCTTTGGGGTGAGGCCCGCGGCGAAGGCACTGCCGGCCAGATCGCCGTGGCGTGGACCATCAAAAACCGCGTGTTCGATGGAAAAACCAGTTCGTGGTGGGGCGAGGGGTACGCAGGCGTATGCCAGAAGCCGTACCAGTTCAGCTGCTGGAACAAGACCGACCCGAACTATCAATTCCTGATCGGCGTGAAGCAGATCCCGTTCCGCGAGCTGGCGCAATGCCGAATCGCTGCTGACCAGGTGATCGACGGCAAAGTGCCCGATCCTACTGGCGGCGCCACGCACTACTACGCCACCAGCATCAAGGCGCCGGCCTGGGCGGCGAAAGCCAAGCAGACGCTCAAGCTGGGCGGTCACGTCTTCTTCAAGGATGTGCCGTGATGGTCGTGCCGTGGAAAACGGTTGGCGTGCTGGTGCTCGTCCTGATCGGCGCCGGCAGCGCCTGGCAGTTTCAGGAATGGCGCTACGGCCGCCAACTGGCTGAGCAGGCGGGGCTGCACGCCGAAACTCTCAATCAACTGACCCAGGCCGCTGCCACCGCGCAGCAGGCCGAGCAGGACAAGCGCCTGGCGCTCGAGCAGCGCCTGGCAGTCAGTGAGCAAACCCACTTCGAGAAAATGACCGATGCTCAAAAGAACCAGGATCGCCTGCGCGATCGCCTTGCCACTTCTGATTTGCGGTTGTCAGTCCTCCTCGATACAGCCGACGCTGCCAAAGGCTGTGGGGTGCCAGCCACCGCCGGCGCCGGCGGCGTGGATCATGCAGCCGTACGAGCCAGACTTGACCCGGCGCATGCTCAACGAATTATCGCCATCACCGATGAAGGCGACAGGGGGATGATCGCGCTGCAGGCCTGTCAGGCGTATATCCACGCACTGACGCCGTGACCTACATTCGTTGTCAAAAAAATTAGCATCGCTTTTGATGCTAATAAACAGTTTCGAGTCGCTTGTTGGTCTTTTGAATCGCATTGAGGTCCATAATGGTTTGCGCGAAATAGTTGTTGAATCTGACACGAAGTTTTATTGACTCTGCGCTGGCTTGGATCTCTACATTGTGTTTCTTGAGTGCCTCGTTTATGTTGCTTGACCAGCGCTCTATGAACCTTGCGTAGTGTTCTGGAAGGCATTTAAAAATTGCTTCCGTCTTAGTTGCTACGCTTGCGGTTTCAAAGTCGGATATGATTTGGTGAGCAAATATATTTCTGATGTCTCGCAAGCCGTGCAATAAGTTAGCAACGCCTTCAGGAATTATTCCTAATCTAAAAGACAAATCTATTTTTGCGGCGAAATTGTTAACAGGGAGCTTTTGCTTTCCTGAGTTTGGAATTAACCTATCAAGTATCAAGCTCTCAAGTGTGGCCTCTGCGAATACTGCTGCCAGTAGTGCAGCACCCCTATCATTTTCAGCTTGAATCAATTCAAAGCATTTTGCGTGAACTTCTGTATCTGTCATGCCGCTGAACATAAGCATCTCCTCAGGATATCGAGATGAGATTATATGATCTTAAGGATGACGCTACAGCTCGTACCGTTTTTTGTACCATTCCTGCGTTTTTGAGGGGTGTTTAGGGGGCTTAAGACCCCCCTCAAGCCCTTTAGAAGCCCCAGACCAAAAACGCCAGCGACTCCGCACATGCTCATCCTAATCCCTTAAAGCAGCCTTACCTGTGCCTTTATCGGGGGGTGGGGGATAGCGCTGCGCCATTCTTGCGATACCACCATTCGTGAACCATCATTTAGATTCGAACTGGATGGCCGGTGCAATGGACAAACAATTGGCTGGTTACTCAATCGTGATGACGATTATCTGGGTTTCAGTCGTTCTTGCAGTCATTTATTGGATGTCGTAGTGAATGTGATGGGGGCTGACGTGGAAGGCGTGGTGCTGAGCGAGAAGATGCAGCGAGAGGCGGATCGCCTGCTGGCGCAGATTGTCCGGGCTGATTCGATGATCATCGCTGTGAAGGCGGGAGCACGGGCAGATGGCTTCGTGCTTGGCTTGGAAACCGGCGGTGCTTTGCGCGCCGGCGATGCTGAAAGGCTGTACATTATTTTTGAAGCCGCGCTGGTGGAGCGCCTGAAAACGCTGACGAAGGGCTGATCAATCGACTGGCTTGATCAGCTCCGGACCTTGATTGCGGGCATTCCCCACAAAACCGTTCACTTTGCGGTAGCCTTGAAACGCCTGCTCAGGAGTCGTCCCGTCGATAGGGGATGCTTGGCGAGAAGGGTGTTTCTCCTTTCAGGGTTTGAAGCTCTGTTGCCAGGTGAGAGATGTGCCTGTCCTTCGCCATCAGCTCCCAGTTAGTTTTGATCGTGATGTCGTTCGCTCGCCGGTCAGCATCGGCAGCATTAGCCTTGGCCGCGATCAGCTCATCCCTTAGAGAGTTCCTTTCCGCCGTGAGAGCGTCGTTGTCACGCACCAATCCCTGGATATTTCCCACTGCTCGTTCCAGCTTGAGAGTGAGCGCTTCGAATTCATTCTCGTACATCCGGAGTTGATGCCGGCAGGTTTCGAGCGAAGTCGGGTTACCGAGCCAATCGTCGGTGTCTTCTATATAGAGGGGGTCCACGGGAATGTCTTGCTGATTACTGGTTGTATATACAGTAATCGAGGTCCGGTAGGTGAGCGAGGGTGAGGCGACGAGCTGTAGGATTTTGGATTGGTGTTCGGTCGGCAGGACGCCGGAGAAGTGTGCGCAAAACCTCCCCTGGAGGCCGCGTGTTTCCGTTTGCATAATCACAAAAAAACGGATGTTTTGCTATGGCTAAAAAAGGCTATTGTTCATATAAAACAATAGCTTATGTCGCTACAGTCCCCAGCATGGGGTGCTAGGGGTCGAGTGTTCGAATCACTCCGTCCCGACCATATAATTCAAAGGGTTGCGAGATTTTATCTCGCGACCCTTTTTTGTTTTTAAGCGTTTTTACCCCTACAAAAACTCTGGCTCTTGGTTGAATCTTCAGCAGCTACAAAGTTCACGGCGCGAAAAGAGTGCTTCGCTGTGTGCTGGTCGCTCGAGCAGAAGGGGACGGCCGTTAAAGAGCCTTTTCCGGTGCCGGTTGGTCGTTGGGTTGGGCGATGATTGTTTTGAGCTCTGCGCTCATGGGGAATTTGAGATTCAAGCCTTTGGGAGGGATGGGCTGAGTAAACCATTTATCGTAGATGGCGTTGATTTCACCTGAGACAAAAAGTGACTTGATCGAGTCATCCACGACTTTTTTGAGATCCGGATCACCCCGACGCATTGTGCAACCATAGATTTCGTTGGATTGCGGGGTGCCAGTCACTACCCAATCTTCCGGTTTCTTTGCCTTTGCCATTTCGCCCGCTAGCAATGCGTCGTCCTGCATAAACGCAATGGCGCGGCCGGACTCGAGCATTTGGTAAGACTCGCCAATGTCTTTGGCAGAGATTATGTTCATGTTCATCTTTTTCTCGGCATTCATGACCTTGAGCATCCGCTCGGCAGTGCTGCCAGCAGTAGTCACTACGTTCTTGCCGTTGAGATCTTGAAAGTCCTTGTAAACCGAATCCTTCCTGACCAACAGACGGGTGCTGGCTTCAAAAATGCCGACCGAGAAGTCGACCTGCCGAGCTCTCTCGGCGGTATTGGTTGTGGAGCCGCACTCCAGGTCCACAGTGCCGTTTTGCACCAGTGGGATACGCGTCTGTGATGTCACCAGGTTGTACCGTACGTTCAGCTTGGGCATACCGAGTTCTTGCTTGATAGACTCGACAATCTTTAATTGAATGTCATGGGAGTAGCCCATCGGCTGACCGGATCCGTCGGCCATATAAGAGAAGGGAATGGAAGAGTCTCGGTGACCCAGGGTGATGGTCCCCGAGGTCTTGATTTTCTTAAGCGTGCCGGTGGGTTCGGCAGCCATGAGGGCAGTACTACTTAAGGCCACAGTCAGGGTAACGCCCAGGATTGCAGAGAAGGTACGCAT